AGTTCGATTCTCTCATCCCCTGCTATTTTTTTAAGGAGAAGAAACGCTGTAAACCCGCATAAACACTGAATGAAAGGAGAATTCTGAACATCGTCTTTTTTATAGAAAAATAAAGAGGTAATCAAGAAAGTAATCATAAATGTCTAACAAACGCTGTAATAGCGTTATTTTTTTGCTTATTTTTTGGCGGATAACTGTCGGAAACATGACGGTTAATCCGTCTTTTTTTATGTCAAAATTAAATCAGAAAGAGAGGTAATGTGCATGTTTTCAGACGAAGTAAGAGAAAAAATCTTGAGTAAAGAAGAATTGCAGAAACTTGACTTAGTGACATTATCTCTTGTTATCCACGCAATTGAAGAAGTCTTGGAGGAGGTAGAAGATGGTAAACAATCCTTATCAGACAACACCTATGATGAATAATAATTATATGCCTATGCAGAATCCATATGCGGATAGAATGAATTTTTTACAAAACTATCAGCAAAGCCTACAACAGCCTATACAGATGAATCAACAGCCTATGCCCCAGCAGATAGCAGGCATTAACGGAAGAATAGTACAGGCAGTTGAAAATATTAATGCAAATGAAGTACCTATGGATGGCAGTATGGCTTTTTTCCCGAAACAGGATATGTCGGAGATTTATGTTAAGGGCTGGAATGCTGACGGAACTATTAACACGATTGTGTATAAGCCTTATACAGCCCCAAAAGATAATCAGACAGCAAATTCTATGGCTAATGCAGAAAACGCTAAATTTACCCTATCAGACGAAAGCACACAGCTATTCTTAAATAAGTTTGAAGAGTTATCAGAGAAAATAGGACAGTTAGAAGATAGATTTGATAAATCTTTAGGAACGCAAAGAAAAACTTCGAGAACTCAAAGTAAAGGCGGTGATGAAGAATGAACCCAATTAACATTTTTCAGATGATGAAAGCTGGTCCGCAACAGTTTATACAGCAGATGATGGGAAATAATCAGATTATGAGCAATCCTATGATGAAAAACACTATGCAGATGGCACAGCAGGGTAATATGCAAGGCATAGAGCAGATGGCTAGAAATTTATGCAAGGAAAAGGGATTAAATGCAGATGATGTATTTAATCAGATAAAAAGCAGATTTGGTAATTAGTAGCATATTAGATGTCTTTGCAAACTACCTAGGTGACATCTTTATGAATATATTTTTAGGAGGTAACAATATGTTTTCAAACTCAAATTGTGCCAGCGTACCATTAGTCGCTAATATTGACGGTAACGGCAATAACGGCGGATGGGCTGACGGCGGATGGCTTTGGATAATCGTTGTATTCGCATTACTCTTTGGATGGGGCAATGGTGGATTTGGCGGTTTTGGTGGCAACAATGGCGGTGGCTATGTTGCGACAGCGGCTACACAGGCTGATATTCAGAGAGGATTTGATAATTCAGCAGTTATCAGCAAGTTAGATGGCATTTCTAACGGACTTTGTGACGGCTTCTACGCTATGAACAACAGTATGCTCACTGGCTTTAATGGCATTAACACAAATATTATGCAGACCGGCTATGGCATACAGCAGGCTATTAACGCTGATACAGTCGCTAATATGCAGAATACAAATGCATTACAGGCACAGCTTGCTAACTGCTGCTGCGAGACGAGAGAAGCTATTCAAGGCGTAAACTACAACATGGCAACTAACACTTGTGCTTTACAGAACACAATGTGCAACAACACAAGAGATATTATCGACAGCCAGCAGGCAGGAACGAGAGCTATCCTTGATTTCTTAACAAATGATAAGATAGCAACACTTACAGCAGAGAACAACGACTTACGCAGAGCCGCATCACAGGATAGACAGAACGCACTTCTTACAACTCAGATGGCAGCTCAGACACAGCAGATTATCAACTCTGTAAATCCTACGGCTATTCCAGCTTATGTTGTGCCTAATCCTAATGCTTATGCTTATGGATGTGGTTGCAATACAGGATGCGGCTGCTAAAACTGAATAATTGAGTATCTTAATTGAGTTTAACTCGATTATGTCTGCTAAGCAGTATTACTTATAATCAAAGGGCAGACTATAATGTTTGCCCTTATTTTTTTGAAAGAGAGGTAAAGATAATGGAAATAACAGGAATTGCATTACAAACAGTTGCCGCCGGAGAAGATGTTGCATTTACAGAAACACCGGTATGTGGTAGCAAATGTATAGTCCACAGACAGGGGAGCGGAGTCATTAAGTTAAGAGGTATTACAAATCAGTGCAAGGCTAGATTTTTAGTATCTTATAGCGGAAACATTCAGATCCCGACAGGCGGTACAGTTGGAGCTATTTCACTTGCCATTGCAGTAGATGGAGAGCCTTTACAGTCAACACGAATGATTGTTACACCAGCCGCAGTTGAAAATTTATTTAATGTATCAGCACAGGCATATGTTGATGTACCTTGTGGCTGTTGCAGTACTGTAGCGGTGCAGAATACATCAGCACAGGCTATTGAAGTACAGAACAGTAATTTGATTGCAGTAAGGGAGGCTTGATATTATGCATAAATGGGCTAAACAGATTATGGAATGTGTCAAGGCTAAAGTTGACGGAATTGGGATTGACAATTTTGAAGGACAAAACCTTGACGATTTAAAGGACTTTACAGAAATAGCGAAGAACATAGCTTGTTTTGACAAAGATTACAGAATTGTTGAAGCTATGGAAAAGTCAGAAGATAACGAAGACATTATGCGTATGCTTGAACAGTACGAAGATTATCCAGACAGAAGATACTACGACCACTACCGCTATGCAAATGGCAGATTTGCCCCAAAAGGCAAAGGAACATACCGCAGAGGATATGAAGAGCCACCTTATATGCACATGTACCCAGAAGTAGAGCGTATGAGGGATATGGATAGGGATTATGGCAAGATGTACTATACAGAGCCAATGAACGAAAGCGGCTATGACAGGGCAAAGAGAAACTACACAGAGACTAAGGAAATGCATAAGAATAATACACCAGAAGATAAGGAACACAAGATGAAGTCACTTGACAGCTACACTAAGGAACTCGCAAGCGATATCACAGGTATGGTGACTGATATGTCGGCAGAGGAGAAGAACTTACTTAGAACAAAGTTAAGTACTCTTGTATCTAAGATATGATTCTAAAGGCTATGGGTAGCAATATTCATAGCCTGTTTTTGCACATTGATAACTGAATATTGGCTAGTGAAAAAATATTTTAAAATAATGCTTGACAATAAGGTGTGACATAAATATAATAAAGGTGTGACAAGAAAGGAAGTGATGTTTATGTCACCAGCAGGCAGACCTAAAGCTGATAATCCGAAGTCAAGTAGATTTAGTATCAGACTTGATGAAGAAACAGAAAGAAAGCTGAAAATCTATTGTGAACAGCACGATATCACAAAAGGTGAAGCTATCAGAAGAGGAATACATCTGCTTTTAGCTAAAGAAAAAGAGTAGTTGTAACCAAGCACGATAAACAACTACTCTTGCCAATTCCACAGGGAACATAAATATATTACTATGTTTCTAATGGGATTGCAAGCAGACAATATAGAGATTGTAACAAAAAATAAAATACAAATAAAATAACCAAAAGCACGATAAAAAATAGATAGCGATTATACAAAAGATGAAACAATCTCTGTATTACAGCTTTATTCACAGGAGGAAATATTATGACAGCACCAATGAGTTTCAAATCAATTATGATTCCAGAATGGCAATATGACAAAATGGTTAAATCATATGATGAAGCGGTGAATAAAATCCGTGAGCTTGAAGAGGAGTTAGCAAAGTATAAGAAATGCACTAGCTTATAGAGTTATTCCTCTATGATGATTTAACAGCATTCTGGGCATAATAATAATCATCAACAGTTGGAGGAATAAACAATGTTATTAGAAACTATAAGTAATACACAGGATATGAACTACAAGACACCCATTGAGGTTGAATTAGGAATTGATGATAAGGGAATGACAACAGCAAGAAAATTGTATCAGTTTTTAGAACTTGCGCCACAGAATTACTCAAGGTGGGTTAAGTCAAACATTATTGACAATGAATTTGCCGCAGAAAATGAAGATTATTTTTACTCTTCATCAATGAAGAATGAACAAGGGAGAGGCAATTTTGCTGATGATTACAAACTAACAGCACATTTTGCTAAGAAGTTGTCTGTCAAGGGTAACGGAGAAAAAGCGGAACAGGCAAGAGAATATTTTGCAACAGTTGAGGAAAGAGTTAAGCAGAAAGTGATTGACCTTGAACAGCTTGACCCTCAAACAAAGCTGATGAACTTGCTTGTACAGCAAATATCAAGAAATGAGCTTGAACAGAAGCAACTTGCAAAAGAAGTCAGAGAAGTAAAACAGACACAGAATGCTATTGCTGAAACATTCCAAAGAGTAGATGATGTTGAGAACTTCCAGAAATGGGTCAATTCTTGCATTACAAAGATTGCTGAAAGTCCTTACTTTAACAAAGGTGATACCAGAGATAAGAGATATTCGTATGCAAGAAAAGAAAGTTACGAAAGACTAATGCAGAAAAGAAATTGCAGGCTTGATGATAGAGTTCAGAGAGCTGTCGGCAGAGCTTTGGAAGAAAGACCAGACATTAAAAAGTCTGAACTTAAGAAAATCAACAAGCTATATGTAATTGCCAACGATAAAGACCTTAAACCAGCTTATGAGTTGGTAATTAAGGAAATGATGATATGTTATTGTGTAAAGAGTGCATAACAATTAAATACATTAAGCAAACGCCACTAGCCAATATCGGTTAGTGGTTTTTGTTTTATTCAGAAAGGAGCATACAGATGATTTTTAGCATCAATGGCACAATCTGGCAAGTGCAATATAAAAATTCAAATTCAAGTGAATTGAAGCGGTCAGACGGCACAATCAGCTTAGGTGTAACTGATAGAAATACACATACAATTTATCTGTCAAACGCCTTGCGTGGATTTATGGAACGCAAAGTGCTGATACACGAAGTGTGCCACGCAATCTGTATGTCCTATGATGTGTATTTGCCAATAGAGCAGGAAGAAATATTGTGCGATTTTGTAGCAACTTATGGAGATGAAGTATTTGATATTGTTGATATGGTTTTAGGGGCAGTTAGGAGAGTGGGATAATGAGTATTGATGAGTTGTTAAAGATAATTCAAAAGACTAATCCGACTATGACAAAGGAAATATTAATATATGAGCTTAGTCAATGCCGGTATTCAAGTAAAGCATTGATTTATACAGAAAAATGTTGTATTGACAGTAATGCTTAAAAATGCTATTATTTAATAGATGTAAACAATTGATAATTAATATATCATTTCACCTTAATAGAACCATAGTGGAAAGTTGCATTGATACATTTTTGTATAGGTGCAACTTATTTTATTTTAGAGGTTTTATTATGAGAGTTGTAAGATTAAAAATGTATCAAGAAATGGCTAGATTCAATAATCCATCAGCGCCAAAAGGTGCAGATTGCTACCCTTTGCCACCATTTAGCACAGTTAATGGGTTTATTCATTCAATGTGTCAATGGAAAAGGTATCATAAATTAGATTATTTTGTTACTGGCAAAGGAATTTATAATACTAAGGTGCAAAAAGAATGGCACGGTGGCTATAATTTCAACAAAATTAGCGATGAAATGCTTAATCGTTGGGATGTCATAACAGATAACGCAAACGGAAGTCATACAGGTTGGGTCAATGCAGTTAAATATCATTTGATGTTGGTTGATTTATATACAACTATATACATTAAAACTACTGACAATGATATAGATGATATATACCATGCTTTACTAAATCCGCCAGTATATCCATCATTGGGTGAATATGGTGATTTGTGCAAGATTGAAGCAGTAGATATTATAGAGCTCAAGGAGCTTGATAAATGTGTACCAGCTCCACTTGCTATGCAATCTTATATTCCTGTTAATAAAGGCAATTTTGCAGGAACTATCTATAGAATTAATAACAAATACGAAATCATTAAGGGCCTTAGGCGATTTCAGAAAGTTTCTTGCTATTTAGTGGATAAAGGACAAGAAGTTGTGAGCAATCTTTTTGATGACGATAAACCGATTATTTTTATAGATTAATTTAAACCCTACGTAATATAATGCAACTTTTTTGCTACCTCCGTGGGGTTCTCTTTTATATTCGTAATTTCGATTTTGACAATTTTCAAAATCCGGTTCAGATTTCGTTCAAATCTTACTTAAAAAAATGAAAAAATTTCCTGCAAAAATATAATGCAAAAATTTTGATACCCCCGTCATATGCAATTTTGGAATCCAAAAATCGGTTACACAGAATTTTAATTTTTGCTCCCGATTTCGTTCGGATTTGCCCTGAAAAATTGATGAAAAACTTTAACAGATTAAAGTGCATTATATAAACTTGACCAGCTGCGATTCGTGCTTGTTTTGACTTTGTGACTTTGTGATTTGACCTGTACAGTGGTTTTATTGTGTCGGTGTAGACTTATAAGCCTACAGAACAAAACAGCCTTAAAACGCCTTTGGCAGCGTTGCATAAAATGGGTATAATATGCCCTTGCAAGTCGTGGAAGCTGTCGCCAGTTCTGGAAGATATACCAGAACGCACGCCGTCCCAACTGGGTACACTTGTACACCTAAAAGGCGTAAAAGCCTTATATATAAGCATAGCATTGTTATATTAATTTTTCAAGGTACGCAAATAAAAGCATATAAAAATATATACGCTTAATGCTTGCGGCTGGAATCGAACCAACCAGAACCACAGCAAGCCAAAAAGGGCGCAGATTGTACGCCCTTAATCAAGTTATTAATTGTTAAATTCATAAAATAGACCACTTTTATTATAACAAGTTGTAAGCCTTTTTAATCCGTAGAAAATATCATAATTACAATCAAAAATGGCTTGTGAACCTGTGTATATAATTACGCTTCGCCCATTATCCCAAAAAGAAAAATCTGCTATTTTTTCAAGTTCCAAGGTTTTAGCCGTCTTTTCTCCATAGATGAATATAAATTTTTCTAAATTTCCGCGGATTTCTCCGGCTGTTAAAGTGTCTAATTTTTCGTATATTGTCATATCGCAGACCTCCATATTCTTAATATTATTCCTTAGAAGGAAAAACCGCCGCCGGTATCGGTCCGGCTGGCATCCTCTGCGGCGGTTAGTTTGCTTTTGCTTCTGTTCTTAAAATATTAATAGCTTCTTCCGTTGTGTGTTCCCTGTACCATTTCCAAGGCTTCTTGTACGCTTTCGCAAGTGCAAAATCTTCATGTTTTTCTGTCAGGATGTTTCTAACTTTTAAAAATGCTTTCCGTGCTTCTTCTAATCTGTTCATAATGTTTTACCTCTCTTTTATTTATTCCCCAAAGGGTAAAGCAAGCCGGGGAATCGAACCCCGGAAGTGCCGACCTTGCTAATTATGCTAAGAGCTGCAAAAGCTCCGCGCGTTTAGTCTGTATTAATTCCTTTGCTTTCATAAAGTCAACCGCGCCGCCAGTCATATATTCGATATACTTCGCAGCGCTGATATATGCGTCAAATTCTGCCTTGTATGCTTCATCGAAGGCATTTTCTAATTCTTCGCTTTCTGGCTGTTCTGTCCATCTGCTTTCTGCTTCATCTGCGACTTTTTCCAGTTGTTCCAACTTCTTAATCTTTTCAAGTAAAATTATCATAATTCATGCCTCCTTATTAATATGTTCAATCTTGAATCTGTCGCGTGTATCTTTCGGAATAACTAAATTAACAAAATCTTCCGCCAAAACTAAGGTATCAAATTGTGCCACAATTTTTTCTTTAGGACTTTCAAATTCACTGAAATATTGTGTTTCTATAACTTGCCAATTCATATTTACCCCTCCTTATAATCTAACCATTAAGCCTAAATCATTGCTGTTTTTGGCTCTAATAATATAAAAATCTTTAACTACATCATTAAAATACTTCTTGGAAGCTGTAAACATCTTGCCGCTTCCCTCATATTCTATACGCTCAATCTTTCCTTTTTTGTGAACCTCGAAAAAATCGCAATGCATTGCGATAAACAACTCTTCAAATCTCATAACCTTGTACCATTTCGCCGACTGTGATATAATTGGCTTACCTTTCTTTTTGATTGGTGGCGGTTGTAAACTTTGGTAGAGTGGCAACCGCCTTTTTTATTTGCAAGATTATAATATCACTTTAAAAAGAAATACGCAAGCCTTTTTGTAACTTTTTTAAGAAATATTTTTATTGACTTTTAGAGCTTACTATATTATTATAAGAAACAAATAAAACAATATAGAAAGGAGCTATTATAATGCTTAAATATCGCTTTAATGTCGGTGACGCTCTGGAGCGTGCCGGATTTAACACATACAAAGCTAAAACAAGCGGATTATTGAGTCAAGACACGCTAAAGAAGATAAAGAACGAAGACACAAATATAAACGCTAAAAGTATAAACAATCTTTGCTTGATTCTAGACATGCAGCCGAAAGACATCTTTATATATGAAGAGACAGAGGAAGAAAGAGAGCTAAAAAAGAAATTGTAAAATATTTTAAAATATCACTTGCTAAAGTGATAACAATATGATATTATAATTATACAAATTAAGAAAGGACAGTTGAAAGACTGAAAAGGTGCAGAATATGAGATTATTTTTAGCAATTAAGAAAGATGAGCAGAAAAGAGAATACATAAGCGCAGTTATTAACTCAAAAAGTTATCCAAGTACATATGCAACAGATAACAGAGGCGCGCGAATTGTGGAATTGCCAGAGATTAAAGAGGGCGAAGATATTTCAAATTGTCATATATGTTTATAAGAAAGGTTGAAAAGGTGAAAAAGATGAAAACAATCGAATTATTAGACAAAGTTGTTGAGTTTGGATTTAGCAGAGAAAAGGCACTTGCTGACATAGACGCAAGCCTTGATGAAGTGATTGGAGCAGAAAACAGAAAGCCAATCACAGAAGAGGAAATAAGCGAAGAGTTGGCAAATGATATTTTATTCGGGTTTGAATGTGAAAAAGAAAACAATTAAGAAAGGTTAAAAGGTGGAAAAGATGGAAAGAGACGACTTTAAAAAAATAATTAAATTAAGGTGTGGCTTAAAGGATAAAAAAGCTAGTAATAGTATTAAAACGCCTTATGATGGTTATTTAAAAGAATATATTACAAAGCTTGTTAAATCACAAATGGAGATTGACAGCCTTGGTATTATGTTAAATGGGAATTTATGTTTGGCATATGGCGGTGGTTGGAATGTTGAAGAACAGCGTACCGACGACTATACACTTATATCTGGCGATTATTACAACGAAACCTGTTCAACCGAAGAAATGAAGCAGCGAATAGCTGTTTTAGCGGCTGAAATAGTAGACGATTAAAGAAAGAAGATAATATGATTTAGGCGGTGTATATTATTATACATCGCTTTTTTAATGCCTATTGATTAATTATATTTATTGTGTTATTATGCTAATAATTAAATATATAAGATTTACACCCGATAATATTAATATTGTTATCGGGTTATTTTATGTTATTAAATGTATAATAATTAATTAGCTGGATCTGATCCAGCAGAAAGGGGAATACATGGAGAAAGTACAGGAAGCACCAGACACGCCCGAAGTATTTCAAAATGACATAGAGCTTTATTTATCGCAGTTCTGTGAAGAACACAACATCGAAGATATGACCAAAGAGCCACAAAGCAGATGGAACGCTGCCCTAATGTATATTAATAAATATGTTTTCAGTGATAAAAGCATATTAAAGTTAAATAATAATATTAATAAAAATAATACTAACTGCATAATGGATAGTAATTTTTATATGTATGATTTAGATAAATTAGAGTATATATTATATATATATTATTATATGTGTTCTATGTATGATAAAGAATGTAGTATATTAGGCTTTAGCTTATTAACTGGAATACATAAAGATACTTTTATGGATTGGGGAGCGAATGAAAGAAAGCTAAGTACAAAGGGCTTCGAATTGGTTCAAAAACTGCGCGATTTTAGAGAAGAAAGTTTATCTAATAAGCTTGCAACCGGTAACAAAAACCCTGTCGGTATCCTTGCAATACTTAACAGACATTATGCGTGGAATCTTCCGGGTGTCAGCAGAGAAAGCACCGCAAAGGTCATTAAAACAGCCGCAGACCTTCCACAGCTCGGACCATCTGGAAACGCTCAAGGCTCTAATGTTCGTCAAATTGCACAACAAGAAATCATTGTGCAAGATATACAAGAAATCCCACAAAGCCAGTAAACAAGCGGACTCTAGCTGTTTGGCTCACAATAACATGATTTCGCTAAAGTTGAGTTTAGCGAAGTGATAAAACAGAACATTTGAACGATAAAAGTACAACAAAGCCAGTAAACAAGCGGATTAACAGCGATTACATGATAATTATTTATTGCGCAGTCGCTCCGCTCTGGCTGATTTCATTGTGCAAGATGTACAAACGCAGGGCGTGGGGGTTATATATGCACGCACTGCGAGCCTAACTAAGTCACTCAAAAAACCCCAAAGATAAAAAGGCTTATTATATATATATTTATATATACATAACCAACTACTATAATTTATTAAACCATATATAATAACCATTATATTTATTAATATATACAACTTTATTAATAACCCATATAATATAATCAATAAATCTACTGTACAAATCTGATAGATAGGTGTATAATAGATACATCTTAATTATTCATAAGATATTCAATGAATACACACATCAAAACGGCTAATTCAGCCGAGTAAATTCCAAAAAATTTCAAAAAATAAAAAAGAGTTAGGAGTTAGAAATGCAGGGAGCAGAGTATCAGGCTTTGGCTATGCGTACTAACGATAAAAAGTCTACAGATAGGCTTCTGAATAAGATTGGTGATTTAAAGATTGGCAATCGTGGCGAAGATACGTCAGAGATTGAATTAGGTGGTGTTCTTAATGCTGCATTAGGTTTATCTGGCGAAGTTGGAGAACTTAACGACATGCTTAAAAAATGGATTTTCCACGAGAAACAGCTTGATATTGATCATGCAAAGAAAGAAACTGGCGATATTTGTTGGTATCTTGCAATACTTTGCGAATCCTTCGGTTGGAACCTTGATGAAATCATGCAGATTAACATTGATAAGCTGAAAGCAAGATATCCAGAGGGATTTGATACTTACAGAGCTAATCATAGACAGGCAGGTGATATTTAATGGGAAATGCTGAAAATAATGGATTTTGCGTTAATTGTATAAACAAATCATTACTATTTAGCGTAGAACCATGTAAAAGCTGCATTAATAACGGCGGTAAGGGATATAACTTTACTCCACTTAAAGATGTCGCACCTAGCGTCAATGAAAAGCCGGTAAATGACAATGTTAATCATCCGAGCCATTATGAGACTGGCAGCTTTGAATGTATAGATGTTATGTTGGAAACACAGGGCAAGGAAGCCGTTAAGAACTTTTGCTTATGCAATGCTTTTAAGTACATTTACAGACATAATAACAAGAATGGCTTGGAGGATATTCAAAAAGCCAAGTGGTACATTGACAAATACATAGAATTGTCAGAATAGCCGTGTCGGTCAATGAAAGTATAATGGCTACAAAGGATAGTACACTGCGGTTTGTGGCGAATATATACCGAGAATAGCCACTTAATACACCATAGCCAAGCGGTAAGGCACAGAGCTTTGACCTCTGTATGCGTCGGTTCGAATCCGACTGGTGTAGTTTGTCTTACTTTTATCGTAGACTACCATGTTTTGCATTTTACAGGGTAGTCCTCCTTCATATGCTCTCTTGGATTTGTTTCAGTTAAGGGTGGTGCAAGACCGCTCGGAGAGTTTTGCCTCGTACAGAGGTGCGAAATTCAACTTATCAAGGTTCTTCCTCAATATTCCCCCAAAATATTATTGCATTTTCCCTTGATAGCCGTTACAGGCGGTATTTGCCGATATGGGATAAAGGTATTCCAGTAGCTTGCTAAGCTATCCAACAGAAATGTTGTTCGTGTTCGATTCGCGATGTCGGCGCTAACTTACGACAGAGGTGAACCTTGCCGTAAGCGGTAGAAAGTCCGCATGAAATTGTACAAAGTAGTGGCAAAAGCAATTTCAAATATAGCAGTTCCACTACACTGCTATATTTGCTGTGTGTCCGGTTTGTCGAGGGTGCTGTCTTGAAAACAGTCTGGATGTAAAAGTCTCTGGGGTTCAAATCCCTAACACGGCGGTTGCCCGAAATGTGGCGTTGATGTGTGGCGAAATGGGTAAACGCTAATTGATGGTTAAGAGAACGGTGTGCGATAAGGATTGCTAGAACAAGTCTGGTAAATAGCTGTAAGCAATTACACCAATAAATCCGTTAGAAAATAAAAATCCATTTATCCCTATTCGTAGGTGCAGACTAACTGACGGAATCTCATGTGTGGTTCAAATCCACACCACATCAATTTCTTATCTCCACTTAGTCGGATACTACTGCAATAGTTCCGGTCGATGGGAGATGTATGAATAGTAGTTGTATTATCGGAAACAGAAAACTCTTTGCAAAATAGAATTTGCAGATTTGAAATGCATTGGCATGGTTTGGTCTGACGGAGTTCGACTCTCCGTGCAACTATTTACAACAAACTAGGTTAGCTACCGAAAAGCACTTCCGCTGTGCCTGTTTGTTGTTTTTACCAATCAAGCGGAGTGTGTATCACAGGCATACATAAATAATATCAAGCGGAGGTATTCGATTATGGCAAAAGAAATTATAATACCCGAAACTAGGGATTTTAAAGGCGTATGGATTTACAAAAATTTATATCTATCAAGAGAGTATACGCCTAACGAAAAGTTTTTACTCTTAGAAATATACAGTTTATCAAAAGGCAGTAAAAAGCAATGTTATGCTAATAACAGACATTTTGCTGATTTTATCGGTGTAAAGGAAAATACAATTCAAAAGGCAATACTAAAATTAGAGAAAAACGGACATATTAAGCGTGAATACACATATAGAGAGGGAACAAGAGAAATTACTGGCAGGATAATAACACTCACTCAAAAATTCTATGATGATTTTATTAATGAATTGGAAATAAAAGAAGAAAATGAGGGGGTGGATAAAAATCCACAGGGTAACGGAAATAAATCCATAGGGGGTAGTGGAGAAAAATCCATACATAAGTATAACAATTATGGTTTAAGTGATAAATGTATAAGTGATACATCAAATGCTCTTTCAGAATCTAAAGATTCTTCAAGAGGAGATATATATGCTTTTTCAGTTGAAAAAGGCGAAAGCAAATCTGATGCAATTAAAAACATTGCTGTTGAATTTGCAGATTGCGAGCCGTCAGATTGGCGAATAGAGGAGTTAAAGCATATTATTGACTATTTCCTTGAGCAATACAATAAAACTTTAAATATGAGCCATATACGCATTACAGAACAGGCTTTGACAAAGATAGTTATTAATTACTTTGAGCCAGTTGGTAATTATATGAGTGATAATTCTGCTTATGGATTTGATGATTACTACAAAGAGTTAATAGATTATTACTTACAGACAAAATACAAGATTAATGGCAAAGAAGTAACTAAGAGCTTGCAGCATTTCATGTCTGGAATGATAAGAGAAAACTTAGCACAGAAATATTTGAAATAAGGAGTGATTATTATGGCTATGGGCGTACATCCACTAAACAAAGATAAATTCTATGAAGCAATTAACTTATACATATCGGGGCAGGCTTCACAAGTAAAGGCGGCAAAAGTAGCAGGCTGTAGCGTGCCGACATTTAAGAAATATGCTAACAAGATTTATGGCGGCGAAGAATTACCAGATAATTTATGGGGGAAGAATGATGATTGAGAGAATTGTTAATCGCTGGATAAGACGCAAGACAAAGAATTTAACAAGAATACCATTGTTTATGATGACATTTAACTATCGTAAATATAAAGCAGACGGCAAGAAAGACAGTTGTATGTTTTACGCACACCCAGATATTGCCAATGATGAATTTGTGAAAAGCAAATTACAGGAAGTTGTTGACCATATCAGAGATAACTATGATTTGGATATATTTACGAAGATTTGAGGTGTAATATGAAAGATTGTTCAATTTGCAAATATTGTGATGAGGATTTTATTTTTGATGAAGAAACGGGAGAAGAATATCCGTTTTATGGATGCCAAAAAGGGAATAATACATCACTTGATTATAAGTGTAAAGACTTTGAACAATACAAACCGAAAAAATATAAAGAGAAAAATACCGAATGCGATATATGTGAATACAGAGAAAAATGTGCAAAATATAGTTCTGGGATAGACTGTACAACCTACAGAGATACAAAAATACATATTATTTATCCGCAAGACAAATGTATTAAAAGGGCAAAAGAACTAGGTGTTGAGATACCTAAAGATATTGGAAACTATTTTAAGAAATATGAGGTTGAGGTGTAATATGTGTAAATTTTGCGAGGAAAAATTTCCTGTCATAACACATTATGGCAAGTTTAAGATTGATAAGTTGTCAAATACACCTGTAATTACATGCGACTTGAATAAATGTCCGTCCTTTGCAGTGTGTAGCAGTAAAGAGATGAATGTTGAAATGGTAATGAAAATAGCTTATTGCCCTATTTGTGGTAGAAAGTTGGTGGAAGAATGAATGAATTTCTAAAATTTTTTGACGATAAAGCAAAAGACTTTCCAATGCATCTTGAAATTACTTATAGCAAAATATGTGATTGGAATATTTTGATTTATAAAAAAGGCTGTGCTGATGATTACCCTAAAGCTAGGTGTAATGGCGAAGATGTAGTAATTGTCGATGAAAATGATGGTGACATGGAACTTTGCTTTGCTAAGGCACATGTAGAGCTGAAAGAATGGCTTTCGGAATTTAATGGCGGATATTAAGGCGGTAGAAGAATGAAACATCAAAAAGAATGGCACACTTGTGATAGGTGCGGAAAAGAAATAATACCTAAGAGCTGGAAAGAAGTTAGATTTAAGCAAGTTGGATGTTGCGGAGATATAGTTCCCACTTTTGAAGATAATGATATGTGCCTTGAAATCAAGAGTGTCCGTAGATATAAATTTTTAGAAAGAACATATGATTTATGCCCTAAGTGCAGGAAAGATTTTGAGAGGTTTATGAGAAATGAATAATATTAACAATCCTTTATCAGGGTATCAATCGCCGCCCGAAGAAGCATTGGGAAATTTTGGAATAGATATTTCAAGAGAAGTAGTAGAAAAATATGCTTTGAAAAAGTTTGGCAGACTGCCACAAAGCCATATTGAAACGAATTTCGCTATATGCTCTAAAATAACCGAGGAAACAAGGAGGTTTATGAAGAGTGAATAGTGCTTTTACGATTATGTTTTTAATTGTGATTATAGTAGCTGTGGCACTTATGATATCTATATGCATTGCAGGAACAGTGCTTTTGCTTGAAGAAACAGGAATGCTTGATATATTCAGAGAGATTATCAAAAAAGGATAGGAAGTGATTTTATGAAAATATCAGAAATGAATAACTGCATTGAGAAAATGCGTGAGTGTTACAAGTTTGATGATGATAAAACGGAAATACGGATTGGGGATATGATGAGTGGAAGTAACAGATATGTAACTGTCGGTGCAAGGGATGAAAACGGAACACAGATTAAAATGACAAGGCGTGCGGATGAATTAGAATAATAATTGCTGATTATCGGCGGAAAGGAATTGTTATGAAGAAGAAAATTTTAGCAGTTGTGTTAGGATTGACATTATGCTTAGGAATGACCGGATGTGCGTCATGGGACAGAATGGTAACAGATATGAAAAGCGATGTAAATGGCGATATGCAAAGAACAATTACTGTATACACGGCAGATGGTAAAGAACTCGCAACATATGAAGGCAAGATTGATATTGATACAAACGATGGTGAATATGTTAAGTTTGATTTTAATGGTAAGAGATATATCTACTACAATTGCTTTGTAGAAAGCATTGCAGATATTGATTAAGTGATATTACCGGCTACAGATTGATTGTAGTTGCTGACCTTAGAAAGCTAAAGGTTGATAAAACATAGAAAAGGAGATAGAAGCTATGAAAAAATTATTTGTAAGTGTGCCAATGAGAGACAGAATAGAGGAAGAAATCAAAGCTAGTATTCAGAAGATGAAAAAGATTGCTGAAATATACGAGGGCGAAGAGTTAGAGCTTATCGACAGCTACATTGAGGATAACCCACCGAAAGACAGCAAAGAAGCTGTATGGTATTTAGGTGAAAGTCTTAAGAAGCTGGCACAGGCTGATGTGTTCATAGGAATTGCGGAGAACTATGATTGGAGTGGCTGCTGCATTGAAAGGGAAACAGCAGAAAGATATGGCATTAAAGCATATATAATTCCAGCAAGATATGTAATTGATGATTATAATGCACTTGTGCAGAAATTACATCCGGCTGTCCGTGACGTATTATTCTAACAAAATTTTACCGGCTAACAAATAGAGTTAGCCGCTACCCTAAAACAGTTATAGGCAGAGGTCTATAAGCACCTTTGCTGAAAAGTGGAGGTGCTTTTCTTATGGCTAGTCAGAGCCTTATTTCTACAATCAATGGATATGAAAATTACATAGAGAGAAATGGAATAGATGAACAGGTAATTGATGCCTATGTAGACGCTTGCAGTGTAGCCATAAACGGCGAGAAAGATATTGAGTATGGACTACAACTTACTAAGAGGGCAAAAGAGCTTATAGAGGGCTTCTGCATGACTAAAACAGGCGGTACAATTTGGGATTTAGAGAAGTATGCGTTTGCAAATAAAACGGAATATGAGCTGATAAATTGGTTTTACGATATTTTACTGATTGAAGCGCAAAACAAGGTTGTTGACAGTTTTTTTAGATACATAGAAAAGAAACGTGAACCTAAAGAAAGATTCTATATGCCGAGAAGAAAACAGTTTATCAAAATAGGCTTAATAGAAGCATTACAAGGCATGATTGATGATAAATATGATATTTTATGTATTTCTCTCCCACCCGGAACAGGAAAAACCACAATCGAAAAGTTTTTCCATTCTGCGGTTATAGGTTGGTACTCAAACGGATATAACCTTTTTTATTCACACAGCGGAGACATTACACGAATGTATTATGATGGAGTATACGATATTGTCACAAACGCTGACGAGTATACATGGGGAGAAGTGTTCCCTGGACTTGAAGTAACAAGTACAAATGCAAAACTTGAACAGTTTAACGTAGGAAAATATAAGCCATTTCAATCTGTACAATGTACATCTGTCGGCAGTAAAAATGCCGGTAAAGTCAGAGCCAATAAATTTCTGCTAGTTGATGATATGATAGGCGGCATTGAAGAAGCACTAAACCCAACCTATCTTGATAAATTGTGGGATAAATATGCAGTAGATGCACGACAAAGAAAGATACCGGACGAGGATGGAAACCCATGTAAAGAAATACATATTGCTACAAGGTGGAGCGTTAGAGACGTAATAGGACGTATTATACAAGCTTATGAGGGAAACAAACGAGTTAAAGTAATATCCGTACCTGATGTAGACCCAGTAACAGGAGAAAGTAATTTTGACTTTGAATTTGGTGGCTATACAGTAAAGGATTTTGAAGATATTCAGCTGCTTATGGATGAAATCTCATATCGCTGTCTGTATAAACAAGACCCTATAGAACGTGAGGGCTTATTATTCCCGGACGATAAAATCCGCAGATACCTTAATCTGCCACACGGAGAACCAGAAATTATCACAGCTCAATGCGATACTAAGGGCAAAGGTACGGATTACTTTGTACTACCGGTATTACAGAAATACGGAGAAGATTATTACTGCATTGATTGTGTATGCGATAACACAGCGGATTATGAAGAACAATACAGAAATGCCGCAGCAGTACTTGTGAATAATAAAGTACAAGAGTGTGAATTTGAACGTAATGCTGGCGGTGATAGAGTGGCTATGGAAGTTAATAAGCGTGTTGAGAGTGTAGGTTGGATATGTAACATTACTGATACACCGACCGAAACGAATAAGGAAGCAAGGATATTCCAATGTTCTAACTGGATATTACAACATATTATTTTTAAAGACGCATCACTTTATAAGCCTAATGAGCCATACGGAGTGATGATGTCACTGTTAAAGCAATATTCGGTATCAGGCAAAAAACAATTAGATGATGTTCCAGATGTTTTCTCAAACTTTGCACTAAGAATGACACAAGGTAATAGAACAGCTAAAGTTGAAGCTGCTATAAATCCATTTAGGAGGTATTAATTTATTATGACAACTAAGGACTATCTTAATCAAATAAGTTATTACAACAAGATAATTGATAATAAATTGATAGAAATAACACAGTATAAAGAATTATCATACAGCATTTCAGCGGTTGTTAATGAAGAAAGGGTCATGTCATCATCAGATCCGGACAAAACAGGCTGTGGATATGTCAGACTTGAACAAATGGAAGAAAGCCTTGACAAGCTTATAGACAAATACATTGATGTAAAAAATAAAATAATAGAGCAGATAGAACAGATAAACAATGAAGATTATTATACAGTATTGTTTCTAAGATATGTCAGAAAATTCACGTTTGAAAAAATTGCAAATGAAACAGGCTGGTGCTGGCGACAAGTACATAGAATACATGCTAAAGCACTACAAGCCTTTGAAGACAAATATGGAAGTGAATATTTGTAAAAGATGTCATAGAATGTCACATTGCCGGCGTGGTATAGTATATCTGTAAGAAGTCACAAAGATGTTTCTTCATAAACACATCCTTATCGAAAGCACCGTTGCTTAATTGCGGCGGTGCTTTTGTTATGCAATGAGGTAGAAATATGAATTTTTATATGAATAAAGATAAATCAATAATGTGTCCGAACTGCCACAAGTTCTTAACTAAGGCAGACAGCAAAGATCCACGAACACATAAGTTAGCGTGCAAGCATTGCCACAAATGGATATGGTATGTGCCTAACGATGATGATGATTTTCAAATTAAGGAAATACCACAAAGCAGAAGTTCAAGCGGTATGACATTTTATTAGGAGCAAGATATGAACACAATGTATTTTCAAGACCTTGTTAGAGGTTGTTATGGTAGAAAAATCGCATATACGAATGTAGGCACAATAACTGCTAACAATGTTGTTAAGGTTATTGGAAGTACTATAGGTGTATTTAATTGGAATAAGCCAGTTATTAAGTATCTGTGGAATTACTACAAGGGCGACCAACCTGTTTTATACAGAACCAAGCTGTCTAATGAAGATATAATTAATAAAATTGTCGAGAACCACGCTTATGAATGGGTTCAATTCAAGGTAGGACAAAGCTATGGCGAGCCAATCCAGTTTATTAGCCGCAAAGATGATGAAACTATCAATAAAGCGGTTGATAAACTTAATGATTTTATGACAGATGCCAATAAGCAAGAAAAAGATATTAAAGCTGGAGAGTGGCAGTCGGCAACAGGAACATCTTTTAAAGCAGCCCAACCTAAAAAAGGAGATGTACCATTCAGAATTGTAGCACCTACGCCCCTTAATACTTATGCTATTTATAATGAGAGTACTGAAGAACAGATACTTGTTGTGCAGGAACTTAAAGACGAAGATGGAAACTGGTATAAGATGGCATTTTCAGACACTATGTCTTTCAGAATTGTTGACAGCAAAGTAGTTGAAGCAAAACTACATACATATGGCGAAATCCCTATTGTAGAATTTCCGAATAATCACGAAAGACTTTCTGACATTGAACTTATTATAGGTATGCTTGATGCAACCAATAATATGCAGTCCAACAGAATGGATAGCATACAGCAGTTTGTTGAATATTGGGTTAAGTTCGTGAATTGTGAAGTCGACGAAGAGACTTTTAAAAAAATGAAAGAAAACCATGCATTGGTTGTTAAGTCAATGAATAAAGATAACAAGTCTGATGTCGATATTATGACACAGGAGCTTAATCAAACGCAAAGCCAAGTAGCCAAAGAGGATTTTGTAGACAATGCTTTATCTATATTGGCTATTCCAAACAAACAAGGTAATACAGGTGGAGACACACAGGGAGCGGTTGAACTTAGAAATGGATGGGATTTCTCAAAATCAAGAGCAAAATTAAAAGACCCTCTTATTAAATCATGTGAAAAGCGACTGGCTGTAGTGGTTCTTAACATCTTGAGACTCGCAGGAGAAGATTTAAAGTTGTCGGTCAGAGATTTTGATGTACAGATAAATCACAGTCCACAGGATAATATGTACACTAAAGCACAGACACTTACAGTGCTGCTTCAAAGCGGCATACATCCACTTATAGCAATTAAGACAGTTGGTTTATGGGGAGATGCGGAAAAGACATTCCTGTTATCAAAACCATATCTTGATAATATATATAAGACTATTGATGATGTGGAAGCACAAGAACAAAAAGCGCAAAAGATAGTTAATCAACTCAATAACAATCAGCAAAATAAGGCAGTTATCGAATAATCGGTAGCTGCTTTTATTTTATACATTTTGCAGCTATGCGGTAAATAGCAGAAAACACAGCAGGAGCGACCTGCGGTAACAAAAGCGTGTGTTTAACGGAGGTAATTATGACAAGAGAAGATGTATTAAAACTTTTTCCAGAAGCAACAGATGAACAGATTACTAATCTTCTTAATCAGAACAATTCAGAAGTTGCTACGGAGAAAAACAAGGCAAAGCAGTACAAGGCTAAGGCTGACACAGCAGACGACTTACAGAAACAGCTTGATGAAATACAGGCTGGCAATCTGACAGAGCTTGAAAAGGCAAATAAGGCATTAGATACAGCTAATCAGCAGATAGCTGATTTACAGAAATCTAACGCTATCAGAGACCAGAGAGAAGCAGCTATGACTAATTTTAAGATTACTGCTGAACAGGCAAAGGCAGTTGTTAAAGATGATGGAAGCCTTGATTACACCGAACTTGGCAAGATTATGTCCGAAAAAGAAACCGCTGCGGCACAGGCTAAGGAACAGGAGATTGCTAAGCATCAGGATATTCCGGGCGGTGGCAGTAATAAAGGCGGTGCAGACAATAAGACAAATGCTGAAAAGATAGCAGAAAGTCTTATATCTAATGCACCTAAGAACAATGACGTTTTATCACATTACATTCAGCAATAACAGGAGGTAAAAAATGGCAAAGGAAATGAATATGCAGTATGAAAAGACTTCATACGCAAAAGATGTTCAGATTTTAAAGAGAGAGCCTAACGAAGCAATCCCATTAACACTTGATTTTTCAACGGTAACAGAAAAGGATGCGAATGGAAAGAAGATTGTAAAGGCTGGTACACCTGTAAACAAGTCAGGTGTGGCTGATAATACAGCAACAGCAATCGGAATCTTAAGATTTGATGTAACAGAAGACAGACCACAGGGCGTACTGCTCAAGAAAGCATATCTTAACACAAAGGTAGCAGAAGCACACTCAGGCGTTACATATGACGCAACAGTTAAGACAGCTCTTCCAATGATTGTATTTGAATAATAACAGGAGGTAAACAGATGTTAATTAATGAAGTATTAGACAGTAAGTCTATTGCATTATCAGCAACAGAAAACGCTAGTAATCAGATACCTTATCTTGGTTTACAGTGGTTTCCTGAAAGAAAGAAACAGGGGCTTGATTTAAGCTGGATTAAGACACATAAAGGACTTCCAGTTTCACTTGCACCATCTAATTTTGACACAATTCCAACGCTTAGAGCCAGAGAGGGATTAAGCAAGGAAAAAACACAGATGGCATTTTTCCGTGAGGGGATGACGGTCGGTGAAGAGGAAATGCTTGAAATCGAGCGTATTCAGTCAGCAGACGACCCTTACCTTGCAAGTGCTTTATCAAGCGTATATGACGACACTAACAACCTTGTAAGTGGTGCGGAGGTTGTACCGGAGCGCATGAGAATGTCACTTCTTGCTACGAACGCAGGTCATCCGGTAATTGCTATTGTAAGTGATGGTGTTCAGTATGCTTATGATTATGATAAGGATGGCTCATACACAAAAGACCACTATGCAAAGTTATCTGGCACAAGTATGTGGAGCGACACAGCTAATTCAAAGCCGCTTACAGACCTTAACAATGCAAGAAAGAAGTTACAGAAGCAGGGCAAGATTGCTAGATATGTACTTATGAACAGCAATACATTCCAGTATCTGCTTGATAATGCACAGATAAGAAACTCAATCCTTGCACAGAACCTTACAGCAACTATTGAGGTTGACGATGATACTGTTATTTCAGTAGTGCAGAAGAGAACAAAGCTCACTATCGTACTTTACGATAAGATGTACATTGATGATGATGGTAAGGAACAGTACTTCTACCCAGATAACAAGGTTACACTTCTTCCAGAAGGCAGTCTTGGTAATACTTGGTTCGGAACTACACCAGAAGAAAGAACAGCAAGACAGGTAGCTGATGTAGATGTAACAGTATATGGTACAGGTATTACAGTTGCTACAAAGACAGAGTACGGACCACCTATGAAGATGTCAACATTTGCTTCCGAAGTTGTACTTCCATCATATGAAAATATGGATAGCACATTCGTATATGAGGTTCATAGCGAAGAGTAGGAGGTGCAACTTATGATATATCCATATATAGTGATTCATAACGGAAAATGGTATAACGCAGGCGAAGAGGTTCCCGAAGAGGGGGCTTTTTTAGGTTATAGCAAGACAACCATTAATCGCATGTCTACATCTGATTTGCAGGCTTTTGCCACAGAACAGGGTATAGACAACGCAGAAGAACTTACAGGAGCAGAGTTAAAGAAACTGTTAATTGAGAAATTAGGATTATAGGAGCTAAATTATGGAATACACCACATTAGAACAAGTTAAAATCAGACTTAAACAATTTCATATTGATACAGTCACAAATGATGATGATACGACATCTGATGTGGTAGTGTTCGATAACAAAGAGGATAATCCAATAATCGAACAGCTTATTAAACAAGCTACAGAAGATGTAAAGGCAAGAAGAAATTACCCCGACAGCTACACAGATGAAATGATAACCGAGGATTTGAAGAAATTTGAGAGTGTTATTGTTAATCTGGCTGTCTACGACCATTCACAAGCTGGCGAGAACTACATGGCGAGTATGAATGAGGGCGGTGTAAACAGAACTTGGAGAGATAGAGATAGTTTATTTGTTGGGGTATTTCCTTTTGCTAAGGTTTTATAGAAGATTGTGCGTTACCAATATGGTAGCAGGCGGCACACATTAAGGGTGGTGGGCGGTGTGCCATTATTAATTATGAAAGGCGGTATATCAATGCCAATAGCAGTAATTATAAGCATTATTTCAGTTGCTTTTTCCGTCTTTTTCGGACTGTTTACGTTGGGATTTAATCTTAAGAACAACAAAAAGTCTGACAATGCAGAACTTACAGAGCGTGTAAAGGAAAATACACGCATAAATATGAAACTTGACACAATATCAGGCAACACAACAGAGATAAAGAATGAAGTTATAGAAATGAGAAAAGAGCTTAATTCTCATGATAACAGGATTATTAAAGTTGAGGAAAGTGTAAAGTCGGCACACCACCGAATAGACGGATTGGAAGCACGACTTAATGAAGATAAGGAGGTATAGCAGAATGGATATAACATCGGTAACAACAGTTGTAGCAATCGTTGTAATAACATATCTGATAGGCTTAGGAGCTAAGGCAATTCCACACATTAAGGATAATTACATTCCTATAATCGTAGGCGTTGCAGGCGGTGTCTTAGGTGTTGTAGGTATGTATGTAATACCGAACTTTCCGGCAAATGACATTCTTAATGCGATAGCAGTAGGAATTGTGTCCGGATTATCAAGCACAGGTGTTAATCAGATTTATAAGCAGGTAAAGAACAATGCTTGACATTAATAAGCAGGCTATGAAGTATTCGCTTCAAGGACAGACAGTAATTATCTACGAAAGAGACAATGACGGCAATATCCTTTATGAGGGATATACCGACACAGAGGGTAACTTCATTCCTTATCTTGATGATGAGGGAAATAAGATACCTAAAGTCCTTGAAGAGAAAACGGGTTTTTCAGAGCCAGTGGATTTTAAAGCAAACATAGCTTTCAGTGGTGGAGAAGCACAAAGCAAGGAATACGGCTTTGATACCGCTGATTTTGATGCTATTTTGCTGACAGATAGGAATACATTACCTATTCAAAAAGGCGACCTTATATGGCTTGATAGCAAACCTACATACGCATCTGACAGTCTTGTTGATGAAACATCAGCGGATTTCACGATTGTAGGCATTAAGCTAGCATTGTATTCAACTAAGTATATGCTTAAAGCGGTTGTAAAGTAGGTGCATTATGGCAAGACATACAATTAATATATCCTTGTCTGAAAAGTCTGTAAATGAAGCTATCAGACAGCTACAACAGTACAAGCAGAGTTTACAGTATAAATGTGAACTGCTTGTTGAACGGCTAGCAGAATTAGGCGACAAAGCGGCAATTATAAGTGTTAATGAAAGTCCATTAGGCAGAACAGTAACATTAAGAGTTGACAGAAAGCCTATTCAAGATGGCTACCAAGCTATTTTAATTGCTACCGGTAAAATTGTTGAAGTAGAAGATAGAGAGCCATTTTACACACTGTTAGCGATTGAATTTGGTGCTGGTATTTATTACAACAGCGGCAACGAGAACCCAAAGGCTAATGATTTCGGCTTGGGTGTAGGAACATATCCGGGGCAGATACACGCATTTGAAGATGGCTGGTACTACTTAGGTAATGACAATCAATGGCACTACACACACGGCGTTAAAGCTACAATGCCTATGTATAACGCTACAATGGAGATTATTAATCAGTATAAGCAGATAGCAAGAGAGGTGTTTAGTTAATGGCAAATGCAAACGATTGGGCGATAGACCTCGAGAATACAGTCACAGCACTTGTCAAGTCTACAACCCTAACACAGCTTAAAAAGAAATATCCAAAGATAGTCATAACAAATGAGGGGGAAAGCAGCGGTCAAGCAGTATTCCCGACAGTATACATTCATTTACTGTCAGCAGTTGAACAAGGGCAAACACTTGACGGACAGGCAATTAACGCATTGTTAGCAACATTTCAAGTAGATGTTACCACTAATACAAGTAAGTCTGACTGTCGCAAGGTTATGGCGATAATTACAGATACATTTAAGACAATGAGATTTCAAGGTAACGCAATGCCGGAATTTTCAATCAATAACAAAGTACATAAGAGTACTGCTAGATTCAGAAGAATGATAGCGGCAAATGACAGATTAATGTAACAAAGAGCAGAAATGCTCTTATTTTTTTGCAAATTTTTAGGAGGTAGACAAGGCAATGGCAAGTACAAGTTATAAAGCTAGAGTTATCTACAAGGAGCATAGCGAAGATGGTTTTGCAGGCTCATATAAGTTAATGGTTGCGGCTAAGTCAATTTCAGCACCAGTATCAGCACCTAACACAGTTGAAAGTACAACATTTGAAGATGATTCACAGACATTCTTAATGGGTATCAAAACATCTGACGCTAAGACTTACACAGGAAATCTTGAAAAGGCTTATTTACAGGACTTAATCAAAGCAGAGGGTAAGCAGTTAGATATTATTCAGTTATATGGCTCTGACGGATTAGGTGCGGTTGCTAAGTACGCATTTGTCGGACAGGTAACAGCAACACCTAATGATGTTTCTGGTACTGATTCGGTACTTGAAATGACAGTAACAGCAGTTCCTAACACTTCACCTATAGAATGCACAGACAAGCTTCAAGTTGTCGAAGCTGCTGGTGGCACATTCACAGTAACAAAGGTGGGGGAATGATAAGCCAATCGACTAAATCAAAGGCTGTGTCGATTGGTGGCACAAACGCCAAAACAGCCGACTACACATCATATCTTGATGATGTAACAGAATAATTATTTTAAAAGGTAGGTGCGGTGTAAAATCCGCACCTTTCCCTATATGGTGATAGGGTGGGAAAGGGTAAAAATTATGATGAATATTAATGTAAACGGAAAAGAATACAAAGTTGAGTTTTCTTTTGGTGCGGCAGAGTGTAAAGAGATAGTGCAGAAAATGTTTTCTGTTGTTAATGGTTCTTACTTACTTGCACAGACAGATAAGAGTGTTGCACAGGCTTCTTTTGACGGATTAGCAAATATGACAGCAGATGTGCCAGAGATTTGCATTTTAGCCATTTATGCAGGTTGTATTGACAATAACCCTGTAACTATAGATGAAGCAAAGGAACTCACTAGAGCATATATTACGGAGAAGAGAAAAACAGATAAGAGCTACGGATATAGAACATTGTTTGAAGAAATCAAGAAAGCGATGGAAGATGATGGTTTTTTCGAGCTGTCGGGGATAACAACGATGTTAGAGGAAATGGCGAACAATGTGGAAGAAGCGGCACAGGAGCAGAAGAAGCCGACAGTAGTTCCACAGGACCACAAGAAAAAGCAGACTTCCACAAAATAATATGGGAAGAATACTTTGTTTTAGCCAGTTCACTAGGCGTTAGTTATTCAGACTTTCTAAAAATGACACCTAAAAAATTATTACTATACGCAAAAGGCAAAAAGATTGATAGACAAAATCGAGATGCAGAAATGTATAACTGGTTTTTTGTCTATGCAATACCGGCTATTTCTTGCGGCATTGGTGCGGCATTTAGTAAAGATACACACATTGAATATCCGAAGCAGGCTATTTTATCAGAAAAAACGGAAGAAAGCGAAGAAGATACCTACGATAAAGAGTTACAGCGAATGTTACTCAATGAACAGAAATGGGCGGCACGAGCTGAAAAGAGAGGACTACCGCCAACAATCCTATAAAGGGGGTTAAAGCGTGGAATTAGATTCATTAGAAGTCAAAATTACCGGTACTGCCACGAAAGCTATCAATTCCGTCGATAAACTGATAAATCAGCTTACAAGGCTGTCAACATCACTTGCAACTGTGAATGGCTCTTCACTAAGTAGCCTTGCGAGTGGTGTTAGTCAGTTAGGCTCTGCTATGCAGAATATGAACGCAGGAACAGCAGATTTTACAAGGCTTGCCAAAAATATCACAAAGATAGGTTCTGTTGATTCAGTTGCACTAACTAACACAGCTACATCACTTCAAGCTGTCACAAAGGCAGTTGCAAGCATATCAGCTATTCCGCAAAATGCAACACAAGTCACAGAATTTGCAAAGTCACTTGGTAAGCTAGGCAGTAAGAGTATAGAAAACGCCGTTGTAAACATTCCAAAATTGGGCAATGCTTTAAATGGCTTAATGACAACGCTATCAAGAGCGCCAACAGTAAGTCAGAATGTTATTCAAATGACTAACGCATTGGCTAATCTTGCCAGTCAAGGTAGCAAGGTGGGTACTTCTTCAAACTCACTTCAAAAGTCGCTGTATGGCGTTTCTACAAGTGCTAGAACAGCAACTAAAAGCAGTTGGAACTTAGCAAGTGCAATAGGTAAGTTTTATGCCACTTATTTTATGGTAATTCGTGGCAGTAAGAAACTTATAGAAGCCATCAAGTCAACAACAGATTACATCGAAGCGTTCAACTATCAAGCGGTAGCGTTTGGCAAAATTGGTTCAGAGTGGGATAAAGATTACGAAAAGTACGGATATGATAACGCAACAGCATACGCAGAAAGTTTTAAAAGTAGAGTAAATGATACTCTTGGAAAGTTATCTGGCTTAAAAGTTAATGTTCAAGGTGGATTGCTTGAAGAAAGTGGAACAAAGAACTTAGGACTTAATATACAAGAGATAACGCAGTACGCTTCACAGTTAGCTTCTGTCACTAACTCATTAGGACAGACAGGCGAAGCAACAACGGCAATAACAAAGTCAATGACAATGCTTGCAGGCGATATAAGCTCACTTTTTAACGTGGACTATTCAACAGTAGCACAGAACTTACAAAGCGGCTTAATCGGTCAATCAAGGGCATTGTATAAATATGGTATTGATATTACTAATGCTACATTAGCGACATATGCTTATAACTTAGGTATTTCTAAGTCTGTATCAGAAATGACACAGATGGAAAAACAACAGTTAAGAGTGTTAGCAATATTAGACCAAAGTAAAGTATCTTGGGGCGATTTAGCTAATACGATTAACAGCCCAGCAAACATGTTACGCCAGTTCAGTAACAATATGAAAGAGGTAGGAATGGTAGCAGGACAGCTATTTATCCCGATTCTTTCAAAGGTTATGCCAATAGTAAACGGAGTAACTATTGCAATCAAAAGATTATTAGTCAACCTTGCTTCTTTAATGGGCGTTAAGATTGACTTTGAGAGCTTCGGACAAAGTGGTTATAAAGACACATCAGATGGCTTAGAAGATATTTCAGACGGCTACAAAGATGTAGCTGATTCAGCTAAGAAAGCTACATTATCTCTTATGGGATTTGATGAAATAAATAAATTACAGGACGATACAAGCTCAAGCAAAGGCTCAAGTGGCGGCGGCGGTAGCACTATTGATTTGACAGACGATATTACTAAGGCGGCGGCTGATTATGAAGCGGCATGGAATAAAGCATTTGCCAATATGGAAAATTCGGCGGTTGCTTGGGCTGATAAGATAGATAAGGCACTAGAACCTGTTAGGAAGATATTTAAAGATTTTGCAATTGGGGATTTTTATGCAGCAGGACAAGATACATCTAACCTCGTGGCAGGAATTTTTAATTGGTTTGCAAAGGCTATAGATGATGTTCCTTGGTATACAATTGGACATAATATAGGAGAGTATTTAGCTGGACTTAATTGGCTTGAAATATTTTCAAGCCTTGGCAATGTGTTATGGCAAGCCATTAAAGCAGCTATCGAATTATGGAGTGGTTCATTTACGGCAGCACCAATTGAAACGACCTTAATAACGGCTATAGCGGCATTGAAATTTACAGGCTTAGGAAGTGTTTTGAAAAAGAAACTTGTTACAGTAATAGGAACAAGTATTAAAGGTGCTTTAAAATCATTCGGAACAGGCAGTATAATATCAGGAATAGGTGGATTACTTACAACAGATATAGGCACTATTATAGGAGCAGGAACAGCAACAGAAATAGGTTTAACTATAGGCGCAGGAATAGTAGGTGGAATAGTAGCTGCTATTGCTGGATTTAATTTAGGTAATTGGCTCAATGAAAAATTAACAGGCGAGAAAATAGATATGTCAATGTTTGACCAAATAGCATATCTTATAAAAGCACCATTTGAAGATTTACCTAGCTTTATTGACGGAGTGATAGAAACTATCACATTTGGACATAAAGATGATATAGCAAATTGGTGGACTGCAAGTGTTGCGCCGTGGTTTACTAAGGAGAAATGGGGAGAACTGGGAGACAACATAAAAACATCTTTAAGCGAAAAATGGAACAGTTTTTCAGATTGGTGGAGCAATACAGCTATTGTTAGCTGGTGGAATAATAATGTTGCACCGTGGTTTGAAAAAGATACATGGGTTGACGCTGTTGACGGAATGAAAATAGGAATACAAGAAAAATGGGATTCAATCGTTGGTTGGTGGAACAGTCTTGCAATTGTTTCTTGGTGGAGTAACGATGTAAAGCCATGGTTTACTAAGGAGAAATGGGAAAACTTAGCTGACGGAATTAAAAAAGGTATTCAAGGGAAGTGGGATGATATTGTAGATTGGTGGGATAGCAAACCAGCACTCCAACGCATTTCTGTGGCTATCGAAGATTTTAAAACTAAGATACAGAACGCTTGGAACAGCTTTAAGCAGTGGTGGAATGATTTAGGACTTGAATTTCCACACATTGATACACCACACTTTAAGATTGACGGAGAATTTAGTCTTGCACCGCCTAGAGTGCCAAAAGTCAGTATTGATTGGTATGCAAACGGCGGATTCCCAGGCAAAGGACAATTGTTTGTCGCAAACGAAGTTGGACCCGAAATGGTTGGTACTATGGACGGAAGAACAGCAGTAGCCAATCAGCAGGAAATCACAACAGGTATTGCCAACGCAGTTTATCCAGCGGTTTACAATGCAGTTGTAGCGGCTATGTCAGAAGCTAACAACAATGTAAACATAACATTACAAGGTGACGCAGATAAGCTGTTTACAATGGTACAAGATAAAGCTAATAACTATACTAATATGACAGGGCAAGCAGCCTTTCCGTATTGATAAGATAAAAGTATTGTGTTATTCTTTTACTATATATAAAAAGCAAAGGGGTAACGCAATATGGGAGATAAGAAACAGAAAAAGAAAGATAGTAAACTTAGCATAGTGGCAGCGGTTATGGCACTTTTTACTTTTACAATTCCAGTAGCACTTATATTAGCTATTGTGGATTTGACTAAAAGCAAAGGGAATAGATCACAAAGGCATTTAGGTTCTTATTTTGCAATTATATTTTCGATATTAATGTTAATAGTAGTAATTGACAGAAATGGAAATAATAACAATGCAGACGGCATAAATGTCACTAAACAAGCTGCTACAACAGAACAGAACACAGATACAGTTATATATGATAATACAACGCTTAAATATCTTAAGCATGATGTAATTACAGATAGCAATGACAGAGAAGTTCTTGTTGTTTATTTTGACTTTGCAAACAATTCAGAAGATAACACAGCCTTTGCATATAATTATAATGTTACATGTTTTCAGAACGGCAAAGAACTCGACTATCCGTTAGTTAGTTTTGACATTGACGAATACAATAATATTGCAAGAGAATTACAGACAGGTACAAATATTACAGTTGCAAGGATATATATACTAGAAGATAAAAGTAATGTTGATTTAGAAGTAACGTCACTGGGAGATGATAAAAAACTTATGAAATTAATATTAGAATTACAGTAGAGGAAATATGTATGTCAGTGAAAAAAGATTTAGCTGAAATGCTAGAAGCAATAGGGATAAAGAAAAAGCAACAGCCACAAGTTCAACAACCGTTGAATCCCAGCTTCAAAGGAGTGTACAGAGCGACGGAAAACGGATTGGTTGAAGTATATTGTCCAAGATGTAGTAGTTGGGATTGTTCTCACACGCAGATTACAACAACTGTACCGCAGAAATCCAAAACAAGATATACTGTTAATCTGAATCCTTTAAGACCGTTTACACTGGTTAATAAGAAAGAGAAGATTAAGCAACAGGGCGGAACTTATTCACAACATAGGTTTGTGTGTAACAGATGTGGGCTGATTTTTTTGGTAAACAAAAGGCTGTCAGCCCGACAACTGACAGCCAAAAGTTACAATACCGCTTAAACAAGCAGTACAGATATTATATAACACTAATTGAATTAATGCAATAGAAATATTAAGGAATGTATCAGAAATGGTGCATTCCTTTTTTAATGCCTTGAAAGGGGTGGTTTGATTGATTGATGCAGTTGTGATTGAGGGGGTTAGATTCCCAGTAGCATATAACGGCTACACATACAGTAGGAATAAGATATGGTCTAAAAATACAGGAAGAAATGACTACGGCGAAATGGTAGGCACAATCGTGGATATCAAAGACAAAGTAGAGCTTCAATTGCCACCATTAACAGGTGAGCAAGCACTATTGCTTGATAATGCAGTAAGCGACGTAGATAACCCATTCCCAACGGCACAAGTCTTATTCTTAGGTGGCACACAAAAGGAAATGACAATATACACAGGAGATGTGACATATCCGTACCTTACAAGGGCAAAGAATGAGGACGGACTTATAGTCGGAGCAAAATTAAGTTTAATCCAGAAATAAAGGAGAGTTCCACATGAAACTAAAAACAAGTGAGTTAATAGACAGATTCCAGAGCTTAAGTAACATATCGCACGACAAGACTACAGGCAGAATTGCTATGGCTGTTATGTGCAATATTAAGGCGTTAGAAGAGCTGTACAAGGCAACATTACAGACCATAGAAGATACTAAGATTAAGTATGCAGACAAGGACGACAGCGGCAATCCAGTTGTCAATGATAATCAGTATCAGATTACATCAGAGAACTTAAAGAAGTTACAGGAAGAATTGCAGGAAATCAATGAGCAAGAGATTGAAGTGCCTGACATGACAATGCTTCCTATGGACGCATTCGATAAATGCGAAGAAATTACACCAGCTAAATTATACTCAATTGAATTTATGATAAGCCATTAATTAATCAATAAAGGCGGTGTAGAATGAAGATATTAGACACAGCTATGACGGAAATTGTTAAGGGAAATAGTGCAAGATACTATTCTAAGTACGTTGTTAAAGGAAAGGAATATATCGAAACACTTAACAATTTCAAGTTTCAAAACATGATAAATCCCAATAATGAAATTACGATAGGTAACACTTGCAGTAGCGGTGTTACCTTTTCTATTTATATGCCAACAATAAGCCTCGAAAATAAGGAGATAACTATATTTGAGGGTGTTAAGGTTGGCACAGAAATTAAGTATATTAAGTTGGGAATATTTACAGTTACTAAGCAGACAAGTGACGGAGAATACACAAGCTATGAAGCATACGACAGAATGTACAAGGCTGATATGCCTTACTTCTCGGATATGGCATTTCCTAGCACAGATAAAGCTATTCTTAATGAGATATGTGGCAAGTTAGGCATATCTTTAGCGACAAATATAGTCACAGCACATACAATTACAGATAAGCCACAAGGATATACCTACAGAGAAATTATCGGTTATATGGCTATGCTACAAGGCTGTAATGCGGTAATTAATTCTGATGGAAACCTTGAATTAAGATGGTATAAGGATAGTGGTTATGTACTTGACGGACATAAGTATTATCAGCAAGGCGTTACATTCACAACGAGTAAAGATTTTATTATACAGAAGCTGACTTGCAACAATACCAAAAGCGGTTCTACAGAACAAAGTCAGATTACTTCTGGTGACGGAGCGACAGGGCTTAGTTTTGCCAATCCGTTTATGACGCAGGCAATTCTTGATGAAGTCTATAAAAAGATAGGCGACTTTCAGTTCAGACCGCTTACAGTTAAGTTTGTCGGTGATTACCGACTAGAAGTTGGTGACATTATAACTGTCAACAAAGGTGGCGTTGATTACAAAGTACCTATAATGCAGATTATACACGAATGCGACGGCGGCTTAATGGATACTGTTACATCTATAGGTCAATCTGACGCGGAGAATACAAGTGTTGCTTCTGGTCCTATTACTAAGCAGATGGAACGGTACTATGCCGACTTGATACTTGTAAATAAAGCACTTATCAATAAGCTATCTGTTGATGAAGCTGATATCAGATACGCAAGCATTGAAACCTTAAAAGCTGTTAATGCTGATATTGATAACCTTAAAACAAATAAACTAGATGCAACATATGCAGATATCATTAATGCTAATGTGGAAAGCCTTAAGGCTGTTAATGCGGATATTGCAAATCTTAAAGTAGACTATGAGAAAGTTGGCATACTTGACGCAAGTGTAGCTGATATCAAGACATTAATATTCGGTTCAGCAACAGGAACAACAATAACAACGGATTTCTCTAATTCTGTTATTGCTGTTTTGGGAGAAGCGCAGATTAAGTCAGCAATGATTGATAGTCTTGACGCAAGCAAAATCACAGCACTTGACATTAATACTACTAATGTACTTGTTCACAGCGAAGATGGCAAGTCACAGTGGAAAGACAATACAATTCAAATATCTGACAGCAATAGGGTTAGGGTTCAGATAGGTAAAGACGCTAATTCAGATTACAACATGTATATCTGGGATAAATCAGGCAATTTGATGTTTGACGCTATTGGATTAACAGACAAAGGTATTCAACGACAGGTTATCCGTGATGATATGGTTAAGGATAATGCTGATATTGCCGCAAGCAAGTTAAATATAGAATCGCTGTTCAATGTTATCAACAATGATGGTTCACACACGCTTAATTCAACGAAGATATATGTTGATAGTGAACAGCAAACCCTTGATAGCGTATTCAAGAGTATTCAGACAACCGTTGGCGGCAATTCTACATTATGGGGTTCGGCTATTAAGCAATCTAAAGATTTTATTGACCAAAAGTTGTGGTGGACTGATATTCGCAATGGAGAGTCTATCGAAAGCAAATTCAACACAGTTACAAGTACGCTTGATAGCTTCGGTGTGCAAATAGGAGATGTTTACAAGCAACTCAACGATGATTTCAAGGTATATCAGGTGACATACGAGCCGACTAAGGATAATTATCCAGCTAATGAGTGGAGTGTACCTATATATCCAAGCGATGATAGATACCCTAGTGATAGCACATGGGAATACACAGAAGCAGAATATGATAATTATGTAGGCATTATAGCGTATTGGGAAGCACAGAACAGAGCGTGGCGTTGGATTAAAAAAATAGACGGAACGCACGGTTGGAAAGAAATATCTTCAACCGAAATCGCTTACCTTCTTAATCAAAATGCCGCGTTAAAGGTGAACCTTAATACAATCAGCTCTGAATTAAGTAAGACGCAGATTGATATAAGAGACAATTATAGCACCACTGTACAAGTTAATAACGCTATAACGCAAGCAATAACTAAGGAAAGCAATAGTATAAAGTTGGAAGTCTCTAATAATTATGCCACTAAGAAGAGCCTTGAAAGTTATGCTACATCAGCAAGCCTTGAAGCCTACATTAAGAAAGACCCGACAAGCGGAGAGCTTAAATCTGCAATTGAAGCTATTGCAGATGATATAACACTTAAAGCTAAAGGAACAATTAATATTAGTGGTAATAAATCTGTTAATATTAATGGCGACCTATTTACATTAACGACAACTAATACCACTATTTCAGCAGATGGAACAATCACATGTAAAAAATTAAATGCTAAAGGTAGCACAATAGGCGGATACACAATTAATGATTATACTTTAGTGGGTGAACAAGTTGGAATAAGTAGTAAAAGCGGATATGCTTGGGCGTTTTGGGCTGGTTCTGATACACCAGAAAATTCTGTGTTTAAGGTAGGACATGATGGTAGCTTGTATGCAAAATCAGCTCATATTACCGGAGGAGATATAGACATTAACACAAGTACATTGAGCACATCTGCAATTAAGCTAAATTATGGCAGTAGGCACGCTAAAATGTCTCCTTATCAAATAAGTTATACATCAGATGAATATGAATCATTTATGGATGCAGATGGCTTCGCAATTTTGGATAAAAGCGGAAATAGTATATCTGAATTAAGAGATAAGTCTTTAATGTTAAATCAGGGAGATTGTTATGTGTATGGATATTATTATATAAGTTCTGGCGGTGCATGGGTTGAACTGTCGGAGTGGATTAAGCAAAAATTAGGTATATAAATCCGCACAGCGGTAGAAAGGAAAACAATATGTTAAGTATAACAAAGACAACAAATTTAAGCGGAACATCTGTGATTAATGGTCAATCAGCTATGACAATGTATGCGGCTGTACTAGAAACTGGTTCACTGACAATTAGTCAGACAATCACTAACAAGGAATTATACCTTGCAAATCAAACACAATGCGATAATGATTATGAGAATTTTAAATCGGAAGTTAATAAGCTGTTAAAGAGTGAACAGCAGACAATCGGTTCAGATACGACAGATATAACAGGAACAATAACAGAGTAAATCATCAGAGAGTGTGGGTTTAAACCTGCACTCTTATTTTTAGGAGGTAAATTATGAGCTTAACAGGATTTCTTTCGTACAGCCGTGTAAATTGGCAACAATCGCCAAGTAAAAGCACTCCGCTTAGTGCAGCAAACTTAAATATAATGGACGCAGGAATTAAGAATAACAATGACATGATTAGCAATATTCGTGACGAGATTACACAATTAAACAGCAATATTGACGTTAAAAACTCTTTTTGCAAAAATATTGCAAGTATAAATGGTACTCTTGAAGGTTATGGCTATAATTATTGCTATTATAATAAATCTACCAAAACAGGGATTTTATACTTTGCTTCAAAAATTGAAACCCCAGATTCTGCGCAGAATAATTTTACAGGATATTATGACATAGAAACAGTTCTTGAAAATATGGGTATTAGCTTTAGTAAAGTATTGGAAAGTAATTATACTCCTTATGATGCCACAGGTGTAGTTCGAGCAAAGTTGATAGGCTATGGAACAACATTGTTATATAGCTCTGCAAGCCAACATTATTCCTTTGCAAGATACTATACGAAAGATGGGAAGAAAGGCGTATGGGCTACAAGCGAATTTCAAAAGGGTGATTATATTACAGGCTCACTTATATTTAGTTAGGTTTTGGATACTGCCCTAGTAATTGCACCGTTGTATTTAATATTATCACTGTTTAGTTGTAGAATGAAAATAAGACATAAGGTATTGATAAAAATTACAAAAGAAGATGTAAGGTATTTCCTTATCGAACATGACGAACTGCAAGAAGCAATTCACAAGGTTGGCAGTGCCACATAACATTAACAATATAATATTCGCAAAAAAGCACCTTAGTGGAAACACTGGGGTGCTTTTTTGATACACATTTTTCTAAATTTAGGAGGTAAATTTATGAGTAAATTATTCGGAATTGACACATCAAGGTGGCAGGGAAACTTTGATTTTATAGGCGCAAAGGAAAATGAGGGTGTAGACTTTGCCATTATCAAGGCAGGCGGTGCTGATGATGGCTTATACGAAGATAGAGAGTTTGAGAACAGCTATAACAAGTTGGAAAGCGCAGGAATCCACAAAGGAGCCTATTTCTTCGGTAACGCATTAAGCGCTGATGAAGCTGTAAATGAAGCCCGATATTTTGCACAGCTTTTAGCAGGCAAATCATTTTGTTATCCAGTGTTTTATGATGTTGAAGCAGGCATGGTTACTGGCAACGACCTTACAGACATTATTATGGCATTCCTTGATGAAATGAGAAATGCAGGATATAAGAATGTCGGCTTATACTCATATGAGAACTGCATTAACAATTATGTAGACATTTCAAGAGTAAAAGAAGCTGGTTATGCCGTTTGGGTAGCAAAGTATTCAGATGCAGAACCTAGAATTGCCGTTGATTATGATATGTGGCAGTTCGGTGGAAGTGTTAATTATCTTAGAGACACACAGATTAACGGACAGACAGTAGATCAGAACTACTGCTATACCGATTATTGCACAGACCATGTAGTTGAAGAAATCACAGTGCCAGACTATGAGCCAGTGCCAGACACTAAGTATCATAAAGGCGATACAGTTAAGGTTATTAACGCTATTCAGTATGATAATGGCGAGCCATTCGGCACTTACTATGATGAGTACAGTGTTTTATCAGTCAGTGGCAGAAGAGTTGTTATTGGCGTTGACGGCGTAACCACTGCTGCTATTGATGAGGATAACATCAGCCTTATCAAGTGCATATATGACAATGACAATGATATCAACACAGATACAGTAAGTCGTGGTGACGGTAAGAAAGTCAGAGTGCTTGATAACATTGATTATGACGGCGTGAGATTCACGACATATTACGATGAATATGATGTGATTGAAGAGAATGGAGACAGAATTGTCATAGGTATCGGCACAACAATTACAGCCGCTGTTAATATTGCCAATCTTGAATTTGTCGGCGGTGCAAGTTCTGATGATACACCTACTGATATCCCATTCAGTGAAGATATTGAAGAGGGTAGTACTGTAAGATTTGTCGGCGATACTGATTATGATGGCACACCTATTAAGGCTTGGTATGACGAGTATACAGTATCAGAAAGAAGTGGAGACAGAGTTGTACTTGTGCATGACGGAGAACTGTTTGCCGCAGTCAATGTAGCCGATTGTGAATTAGTCTAACCTTAATAAAGATACCGGGAGTGCAATACTCCCGGTAATATTTTAATTATTCAAATCTATCATAACAGCCATAACAGCAGGAATGGTTGTTATTGTTCCGTTTGTTTTCTTAAATTCCATACCGCCCTCAAGAAGTGTTCCGTACATTGTCACATTATCACCAACAAGCAAATTATAATCAAAATCGTCTCTATAATATGTCAAAACAACAGTATCATCATTATTGCCATCAACAGCTAAATAATAGCAAGCAATATATTCGCTGGATTCTTCGCCAGTATGTGTATTTCCGTCTTTATCTTCGACCTCCCCATCATACTTTAATTCTGCTACAATATTACCTGTCAACTTGAATTCTTTATCAATATACTTATTAGGTGTACGCTTGAGCATTTCAACAGTTATATCATCAGGATATACGCTCTTATCTCTTGATAATAATGTTTCTTGTTCTGTCTGAACTTCACTGATACTTTCAACATTACTATCAGAAACACTATTCTGACACGCTACAAGGCTCAATAAGCACATAACAAGCACAATGCTTACAATTCTCTTTGTCATAGACAAATCCCCCTTAAATTTAATTTTACTAATCATATCATAATATACATAATTTGTCGAATGATGTCAAAACTTGCGATATCTTTAAGTTGATTTTTACATTATCAGTATTTATAATAATAATTGTCCGAGAGAGTTCGGACAGAATCTTCAAGTTTCGGCTAGGTGGCACTGTTTGATTGGCGTTGGCAGTGTCACCGCTGAAAACTGTTAATCTACTGGGGGTAGGTTGACATGTAAGAACAAATGTTCTATAATAACACCATCGCTACCAGCGTTATATCGTGCAATAAGGGGGATATATGGAGAATGAGGAATATAAACAAAAGATTATCGGATTAATAAAAAATTGTAATAGTAACAATTTTTTGAAATTTGTATATGAATTAATTTTATCTTTCAAAAAGAAATGGGGCGTTTAACGCCCCTCTTTCTCATACCAATAGGCTATATTGTCAAATATAGTTTGTTGGTGTTCTTTATTGAGTTTTATCAATTTCTTAACACTATCTAACAATTCTTTATCTGACATTAAGTCGGGAATGATATCAACATTATCAGTAGATAAATTATCTTCCCACCCCATTAAATATGATGGAGAAATATCAAGAATCTGTGCAGCAATCTGAATTTTATCACTTGGAATGTTTGTTACTGCATTGTTTTCATACTTATATAATGTCTGCTTAGAAACGCCCATTCTCTTAGCTAACTCTACTTGTGACATTTTATTAAGCTCTCTTTGCTCCTTAATTCTGTCTCCAACAGTTTTAATCATTAGTGTTTCCTCCTTTCCTATTGGTAACTTGATTATAGCACAAAAAAGTTACAAGTCAAGAAAAAAATAACTTGACAAGTTACTTTTGCGGTGTATAATAAGAGTAACTTCAAAAGTTACGAAGTTAGAAAGGAGATGAGATAATGGTTGATACAAATAAACTTCGTGGGATTATTGCTGAAAACGGAAAAACGCAGACAGAAGTTGCACAAATGATAGGCGTAACGCCCAAGACCTTCTATCTGCGAATGCACAAGGGCGTTTTTGGCAGTAACGAGATTCAGATTATGATTGATAATTTGAATATTGAAAATCCTATGGAGATTTTTTTTGCAAAGAAAGTAACTTCATAAGTTACTAGGAAGGAGTAGGAATGACAGGACCTTTTTCTATAAGTGGAGATGATGAGGAACGGACACTAAGAGATTATGTTGAATGGTTTGCGCTTGGACTTGCCTACAATGCGGTAAATGGTGAGAAAAACGAAGCATTACAAAGTGAATGCAAAATACTCGATTCTCTCACCAACGCATTGAACGCTATAAAGCTTTAACGAAAAGGATTAGATATAACTTCTACCTTAGCTGGTTTGTTATCAATAGTAGACATAAATTCATCATAGTATTTGCGGTACTCAATTTTGAATTGTTCAACACTGTCTTGATAACCCAACAACTTAGCAATAGCGTATCGGTCAGCAAGTTGCTTGCTATCCATATTTTTCACCTCTTTTCCTATTTAGAATAAGAGGATTATATCACAGAAAGGAAGTGAATTGAATGAGTGAAAAGGAAAAAGAAGTAGTTGAGAAGTTAAAAGAAGCAATTCCTAAGATGTCAGATTTTGACAAGGGTTATATTCTTGGCAAGGTCGAGAATATGGCAGAAAAAAGTGATAAGGAATGTAACAATGACAGAAAGGAGTAAGAATGGCAGAAGTCACAAGAAAAGCTATCCAAAATGAAATGACAAAAACGATAGAGGGAAGTTGCTTCTATGAAAGGCTTCACTGCAACGGACAAGATATAAGCGAATTGATTGCTGACACGAAAGCATTAATTGCCCAACATAACTTATCCGTTTTAGAAGCCAAAGGGTTTTTAGATTATATGAAGATTATTCTTGACAATTCTTCATATCTTCAAATTCAGAAATAGCCTTAATACAACATTCTTCAAAAGATGTATTGTCAGGTATTTCTTTAGCAGTCTTGAGTATAGATAATGCTTTGTCAGAGTAAGGATATTCAAGACCACAGTTAGGACAAATAATCTTGTCGGCAGATACACTTTCATTAACAGTATATCTATTGTGGCAAGTACAAGTTATTTGGAATTTTAGAAACATATTTACACCTCTTTTCCTAATAGAATAAGAGAATTATAGCACAAAGTACAAACAGATTAGAATTTTTGATATTGATACAATAGAAAAGTGATGGTAGCGGTAAATAGTTGCAAACTTTTATTCAAACATCATTAGTTCTTTTTGACAGGGATAGCGCCCTGTTCGTATCAAGTGTGAATTACCTACCGATTGGCAGTTTTGTCTTTAGCATATTTATTTAATTCTATTGATATAGAAATAAGAGTATACAGGGTACAGAAGTCTAAACCACAGAAGTATGAGCCGACCACTGATATACACAATGCTATGACAGTATCCATACAATCTCCTTTCGGAAAGTGTCTACCATCACTTCTCTATTGTATCAATAAATATAAAGTTCTACAAGTTACAGCAGATAGGAATGAGCAGAATCGCTTAAATGCACCTTAAAAGGAATATATCACACATTATTTAGAAAGGAATGTTTATGGAGCTACAGATTTTTAGCAATTCAGAGTTTGGAGAAATCCGAACCATTACTAAAGATGATGAACCTATGTTTTGTCTGGCTGATGTATGCAAAGCATTGGAACTTGAACAGGTAAGCAGAGTTAAGGCAAGGCTTAAAACAGATGGGGTTACTACAAGTAAGGTCACCGACAGATTAGGCAGAGAACAGGAAGCTACATTTATTAATGAGAGTAACCTTTACAAGACAATCTTTCAGAGCCGTAAAGAAAGTGCAGAGAGATTTACAGAATGGGTTACATCAGAAGTTCTTCCGTCAATCAGAAAGACAGGAAGTTACAGTAAGCCTTTGACAACATCTGAACAGATTAGATTATTGGCACAGGGAAACACAGAACTCACAGAGAGAGTTGATAAGGTTGAAGATAAGATAACCAGTATCGAAGAAGAAACTCCGCTTTACGGCTGTGAGATTGAAGAAGTGCAGAAACATGTTAGAAAGAAAGGAATTGAAGTACTTGGCGGAAAGGACAGCAATGCGTACAAAGACGGTGGTATTCGCGGTTCAGTATATTCAGATATATACAAGCAGTTAAAACGCGAATTCGGGTGCGTGGCGACATACAAGAGTATTAAAAGAAAATACTTGGCTGATGTACACGAATTCATCGACACCTATTTGTTGCCAATAGCACTTGCCGAAGTGGTACATGATACAAACATGTAGGAGAAGATATGAAAGAAAAGATAATTAACATATCCGCAGCACTGGCAGGAATCAGCCTTATAGCGTTGATTCTAAGACCGGTACAACCGCAAGCTAAGATTAATCAGCAGAGTGCAGTGTTAAGTGAATGCTACAACTCACATGTTGATTATAAGGTTGAAACTGGAGAGATAAGTGTTGATGAATATGAGTTATCGCTCATGGCACATTTACTGATGGGCGAATGCGGAGCGACATGTAACGATGATGAAATGCTATATCTTGCAGGAGCCGTTGTTTTGAATCGGGTACAAAGTGAGTATTTCCCTAACAGCATTGAAGAAGTTATTTATCAGCCAGGGCAATATCAATGTACAGAACTTAAAAACAGTGGATTCTATAAAGAACCGACAGAAAGGTGTTGGAGAATAGCAGAAGAATTATTAATAAGCGGATATGACATACCTAGCAATGTGTTGTATCAAGCTGAATTTAAGCAAGGTAGCGGTGTTTATAAGAAAGTGCAGAACATGTACTTTTGCTACAAGTAAGGAGTGTTTATGGAGAAAAGAATAAGAGAAGAATTATTCAACTTAGGTATTCTTTCTAACAGAAAAGGTTATGCATACATCGTTGATATTATGAGCAATCTTGATTCTGCATTAGCAATAGATGGCGAGATTAAGAAAGTTGCCGAGAAATACGGCAAAAGTAAGGATTCTATTGGAAGTGCAGTAAGAAATGCTGTTAAGACAGCAAATCATAGCCTTGAGGTATGGAAGAATTACGATTGCTTAACAACAAAAGGATTTCTTACAACAATGTATTACAGAACCAGAGAGGAGAGTGCCAATGAGTAGCATAAAAAGAATCATTAAGTTGAATAGAAGCAGGCAGAGAGCCATGAGAGAAAAGGATTTTAGAAAGTTCTATACTTTCAGCTGCAAAATCCATCTGATTGAAAGAATGGATAAAGTACCGATAGGAAGTTACATATTAAAGTAAGGAGAGAAAGAAATGGAAAATGCAATTAATAACAACAATATCACATTAGCAGGAGTAGTTGAGAGAGAGCCAGAATATTCACATGAAGTACTTGGCGAGGGGTTTTATGTATTCATGCTCAAGTGTTCAAGAACAAGTGGTAACAAAGATACATTACCGGTAATGATATCAGACAGACTTGTTGATATCAGAGAAATCAAAGTAGGACAGGTTGTCACAGTTTCAGGGCAGATAAGGAGCTTCAACAGGCATATTGATGATGTGGAGAGCAAGCTGATTTTATCGGTATTTGCAAGAGAACTTGAAATACTAGCACAGGACGCAACCGAACTTCCATTTGAAGAAAATATCAATACAGTTATGCTTGACGCATACATCTGTAAATCACCTATATACAGATGTACTCCAAAGGGTAGAGAGATTGCAGATATATTAGTTGCAGTTAACAGACCATATGGCAAATCAGATTACATACCATGTATAGCATGGGGAAGAAATGCAAGATTTGCGGGTGGACTTGAAGTTGGAGAACACATTCAGATCCAGGGAAGATTCCAGAGCAGAGAGTACGCTAAGAAGATAAGTGACAATGAGATTGAAACAAGGGTTGCTTATGAAGTATCAGTAAGCAGAATTGATTATGTAGAGGAGGGCGAAGCTAATGCATAGTGATATTACAGTTAGAGATTTAGCAAGTATGGCTATTGATGAAGATGTTACATGCCAGATATGGACACCACAGCAAGGAACAGTTTTTAACGGTTCGTTTGAGGAAGCTAAGTATTCAGCCTATGCGGATAGGGAAATTGATAACTTTCAAGTTGAAGATGGCGTATTTGTTATGAATATATAATAAGGAAAGGATATTGTTTATGAGAGCAACTTTAAAAAGAGTAGTATTAGAAAACTTTATGTGCTATGCACACGCAGAATTTGATTTCTATGCCATTACAAAAATTATGGCTAAGAACGGTGTCGGCAAATCAACAATAGCCACGGCATATCTGTGGTGCTTGTTTAACTGCGATTATGAGTTAAAGGATAATCCAGTAGTCAGAAGAGAAATTGACGGAGTATCTGTTGATGATATGGACACAAGCGTTGAACTTACACTTGATATTGACGGAAAAGAAATCACTATGAAGAAAGTGCAGAAGCGTACTTACAGCAAAGATGGCAGCAGTTATAAGGATGATAACAAGTATTTCATCAATGATGTGCCTAAGACATTAAAGGACTTCAATGCGTACCTTGACGTGGATATGAATGTATTTAAGATGTGCAGTAATGTGAACGCATTTCTTAATCAGAAACCGGCAGAAATGAGAGAATACCTATTCAGCCTTGTAGGAGATGTTACAGACCTTGATATAGCTTCACAGAAAGCCGAATTAGCCGAGTTAGTTCCTTTACTTAATAAATATACAGTTGAAGAATTATCCGCTATGAATAAGGCTACCAAGACCAAGATTACAAAGGATTTGCCTATTCTTGACGGACAGATTAAGGAAAAGGAAAGAGATATACAGCTTAAACATACTATTGAAGTATCTGACCTTGAATTACAGAAGAACAGCCTTAAAGAACAGATTGCTGATTGCGTGGCAAAGCAGACTGACAATGATAAGCTGATGGCTGAATATGACAAGGTTAGTTCGGATATTCTTAATCTCAAATTTGAACTTGGCGATATGTCACGCAAAGCTAATGAAGAAAATATCAAGGCTAGGAGAAAACTTGAATCACAGATTAGTAACCTTAATTATGTGATTGAGGATAGCAAGAAGTCAATCAGCAACGCAGAAGATGTTGTTAGTTTTGATAAGGACAAGATAGCTGAATATCAGAAAACACTTGATGATAGCAGAACCGAATGGAAAGCTGAAAAAGAGCGTGTATTTGACGAGAATAATCTTATTTGCCCTTATTGTAAACAGGAATACCCAGAGGAAAAGAAAGAGAAACTAAAGGCAGATTTTAAGGCACATAAAGAAACTGAACTTAGCAGAATTACCGATAAGGGCAACACAGCTAAGAAAATGCTTGATGAAGTCAAAGGATTGTTAGTTGGAGCTGAACAGGAACTGACCGACAGAAAGCAGAAGTTAGAAAAACATTTAGTGGATTTAGCAGACCTTGAAAAGCAGTTATCAGAACTTCCGCAGGAAATTGATGTGTCAGCCACCGAAGAATACAAGGCACTTGAACAGAAGATTGCTGAAAGAGAAGAAGCTATGCACAAGGCTAATGATATTTCGGCGATTAAGGCAGAATTAAAGTCACAGGAAACAGCTTTAAGGCAGCAGTTAGCAGAATGCGAAAGCCAGATTGCAAAGTCTGATACGGCAGCAGATGAACAGCGACTTGAAGAATTAAAACAGACAAGGGCTGATTCTGAACAGAATAAGGCCAATGCCGAGAAGATTCTTGATTTACTTGACGAACTGGATAAGGCAAAGAATGAAGCTTTAACAGAAGCAGTAAACAGCCATTTTGGGTTAGTTAAGTGGCAGCTGTTTGAATATGCCAAGAATGGCAATTACAAGAGTTGTTGCATACCTACTGTTGACGGAAAGAGCATTTTAACAACTATGTCTAACAAGGGCAACAGGATTTTAGGCAGAGTTGACATTTGCAATTCTATTCAGAAAATTAGTGGTATGTCAGTACCTATTATTCTTGATGATAGTGAGAGCCTTGACAGCACTAATCAGAAGAAAGTTGCTGATATGGTCGATAGTCAGTTGGTTATGCTGATTGTCAATGGTAGCGAGAAATTAGAGATTGTGGAGGGCGTGCAGAATGGATAAAATTGGAACATTTGGAATCTTTGAACGTATGTCGCAGAAGAGTAACAAAGAGTTAAAAGTTGCTCCACTATCAAATGTAAAATCAGCTTGTAGCGGTAAAAATGGTTGGGGAAGTGTGATAATCGCAATACCGAACAAAGTTATCACAAACTTTTTAATGAACCCAGATTTTTATGTTGGTGGATTTGTTATTTGTGATAGAAAAGAATTTGAAAAAGAAAAATCGTTGTTAGAAAGTGAGGAATAATTATGATTAAAGCAGAAGACGGAAAAGTTATAATTGAAGGCAGAAGAGACAAAGTTTTAGCAGAGGTAACTACTATTTTGCATATGCTTAAAGAGTTAGTTTCAGAAGAAGAGTACAAAGCAGTGATTAGACTTGCTGATAAAAGCAAGGAGCAGGTAAGTGACGAAATTGAGAAAACGAGAGAGAAAACAGAGAAAATGAAAGAAGAACTCAAAAAGTTACTTGGATTATAGGAGGATTGATTATGGCAGAGAATACAGCAGTTGCGGAAAAGAAAGAAGCTGAAAGCAGAGAGCTTGTAGCAAAAGATTTTACAGAGGGAATGGTTGTAAAAATCAAGCAGAAAGAGAAGTTCGGCTTAACATTCCCTAAAGATTACAACTACACAAATGAGCTTATGTCAGCAATGCTTATTTTACAGGACACACAGGATATGAATAAGAAGCCTGTATTACAGAGTTGCACAAGGGCAAGTATTGAAAATGCACTTATCGAAATGGTAACAGACGGATTATCAATAAGAAAGAAACAGTGTTACCCAGTCGCTTATGGGGGCAAATTAAGCTGTCAACCGTCTGTTTATGGTGCAACTTGCCTTGCTAGAAGATATGGGCTTAAAGACATTAATGCATCAGTTATTTATAAAGGGGATGTATTCAAGTACCACAAAGAAGATGCAAAGACAATTATTGATTGCCACGAACAGAGTTTTGAGAATATCGACAATGATAAGATTGTTGGCGCTTATGCGGTAGCGATTATGGGAAATGGCGAGAAGATTGCAGAAGTTATGACTATGGCACAGATAAAGACGGCTTGGAAACAGGGATACGGATATAAGGAGACCGGAAATGGAGTTCATCAGAAATTCGCAGACCAAATGGCTATGAAAACTGTTAAAAATAGACTTCTCAAAGCTATCAACAATACTCATAGCGGTTTTGGCAAAGAAGATGATTACGAGGAAATCAGCCACGATGAAATGCTCGAACAGGATGTTGCCTATGATATTGAGCAGAACGCAAACACAGTAGATTTTGACGAGGACAACATAATTGATGTAGAGCCTACAGACACAGCCGACAAGCAGTCAGAGGAGCTACCGCCATTCATGCAGAGTGAGGAGAGCTGATATGAGATTAATTTCACAGCATGGCAATGTTGATTTGCCTTATGAGCAGATGGTTGTGTGCCACGCAATGGAGAGCGTTATAGCACTATACAATGGAGAGAAATACATATTAGGCAAGTATTCTTCCAAAGAGAAAGCGTATAAGGCTATGGAAATGCTTAGAGAGCATAATGAGGGTGTTAACTTTCTTAAAACAATAATAAATACCGAAAAAGGCACTCAATTTGTAAGCGTTTTGCCGGGAACTGTTTTTAACAAGATGACGCAGAATTATTTTCAGTTCCCACAGGATGATGAAATCGAGGTGTGACCTTATGACAGAGAAAGAAAAAGAAGAGTTAAAATCGGAAATCCTTGAAGAAGTGGAAAAATCACTAAATGGTAAAGTGATAAGAGAAGATGTTGCCACAACGCTTAAAGAACCAAGAGAATATTGGTTTGTCAAGAGAACTGTTGACGGAAAAAGGCAAGACGGATTGATGAGAACGGTTATTGACAGTGTTACTTCGTGGTCTATGTGGGAACTTATAAGAAAACTCACTTGCTATATTTGTGGTAAGAGTTATGTTCGACACTTAGCAAACGAAGGGGAAATTGCCAATGAAATTTGTAATACCCTTTGCAAAACTGTTTATGAATTGCGTGTCAAATATTTAAACGAGTCCAAAGGCGGTGACGAAGATGAAACTTAAATGTTTAGGCTCATCGTCAGCCGGAAATTGCTATCTGCTAACTTCCAACAGTGGAGAAACACTTATCCTTGATTGTGGAATACCGATTAAGGAGATTAAAAAAGGCTTAGATTGGAACATAAGGGGGATAAAGGGTGTGATTATAAGTCACACCCACCTCTAGACCACAGCAAGTCATTAAACGATTTTGAGTCAATGGGAATACCTGTATTTGCACCATACATAAGTGAAAAACCTATGAAAATTGGCAATGGAGATTTTAGAGTACAGGCATTTGACCTAACAACGATAGACGGAAATTGGACACACACCAATGCAGACGGAACGCCTTGCCCGATATTCGGCTTTCTGATTACTCACAAGGAAATGGGGAGAATGCTTTACATAACCGATTGTGAACTAATCAAATGGAAGTTTAAAGACATAAACCACATTCTCTTAGGTGTGAATTATGACAAGGATTTAATCGACAGGGATAACACAGGCAAAGCTAATCACGTTTTCAGAGGTCACTTAAGCATTGACACGGCTTGCGATTTTATCAAGGCTAACGATTCAGACAGCCTACAGAATGTCATAATGTGCCATTTATCAAGTGAAAATGCTGATAAGGATAGTTTTATTGCCAAGATGAAAAATGCCGTGAATGGGGCGAATGTGGACGTTGCAGATAGTGGTAAGAGTTGGATTTTAAGGAAAGGAGATGAATGTCCGTTTTGAGACAGATATGTGGAGAATGTAAGTATAACAGGAGAGATTTCTCAAAGCCACAGGATGGGAATTATTCAAAATTTTGTTGTGGTAATGAGGATAGTGAAAACTATGGTATACCGACATTTTATGATGATAGTTGCGAAGATTTTGAAGAAAAGGACGATTAAAGGCAGAAAGGAGCGTAGTAAATTAAAGCAACATTTCATTGAGAAGATTGGAGAAAGCAAAATGAAATATGATGATTTTACAAGCGGAGAATATGTGAAAAAAGAAGATGTAATGACATATTTAAGAGTGTTTAATTGGGATATGCCAAGAGAAGAATTAATTGAGAAATTTAAAGGCATTCCATCCATTACTCTTAATAGTCAAGACATAGGCAAAGTAAAAATAAATAAATTGCTAAATGGTGAATGGAACAATGATTAGTTAGAGATACACATTCGCAGAAAGGAGCAGTAATGGAGAGATTAACAGATAAAAATGCTGTTGGAAATTACTTCTATCCGAAATGCTTTGAAAAGTGTGACGGATTGGGAGCAAGTAGCAAATGTGATAACTGTGAGATTATGACAAGCATTTGTGAGAAGTTAGGTAAATATGAGGACTTAGAAGAACAGGGCAGAATGATTATTTTCCCATGTAACAAAGGAGATAAAATCTATGAATTTTATCGCGAATGTGTAGAATGCAGATTAGAAGCCGGAGAGACACCGGAAGATATTATCAGTATGAGGAGAGTTCGTTATTTTGGGTATAATGGAGATGAAGCATACATTTACGCGTCACAAGCATTACCGGTTCGACTTTTTAATAACGATGAGCCATTTTGTATTCCGGTAAGTGAGATAGGCAAAACTGTTTTTCTTTCATACGAGGAAGCCGAAGCAAAACTGAAAGAATTGAGAGGTATGAAATGACAATTAGTGAGTTTTTCAAAGAGAAATATTCAGCAAGAAAAGATAAAGAAAATATCTATGGTGTTGGAATGAGTGATGCAGAGTTTCGTCATTTTATTATTCAATACTTGTTATCAGAAAATTGGTATGTTGTTGACCCAATAGGGCAGTCACAAATCAACGAAATAGCCATCAAAGAAATTTTAACTAAGTATTCCAAGAAGTTTAGACAGGAGCGCAAGAAATGTTTAAAAGAATTGAGAGGTAGAGAAGATGAAAGTAGTAACAGTTAGTGATTTGATAAAAATTCTTGATACAAAAGAAAATAGATATGGTGCTACAGGAAAACCGAGAATATTGAATTTATCTTTAAATGGCAATTTTGCTGGCGATATTGAATCTGTAAAGTTAGATGGTTATGGAGATGGACTTATTACGGACGTGACGATGGAGATTACTACATCTAAATCCACAACAACCAATGCCGACAGGATAAGGAATATGTCAGATGAAGAGTTGGCAGAGTTTCTTATAACTTTTAAGAACACATTCGGCAAAGAATACGAGGGAGAAACTAGCTGTATGGATTGGCTTCAATCAGAAGCGGAATAGGAGAGAAAGAAGAATGAGATTGATTAATGCAGATGAGCTAAAGGAAGAGTTATCACAACAATGGTTTATAGATATTCTTCTTACAAAAACAGGCAGTAATGATATGCTTAGCACCTTGGCAGAAAAGATTGATAGTCAATCAACTGCGTATGATGTAGATGAGGTTGTAGAGCAGCTGAAAACAGACTCTTCTGTAAGATTGTATGGAAGCGGCAACAGCAATAATTATCTTATTCCTCTTGAAAAGGCAATAGAGATAGTAAAGGCAGGAGACAATATATGAGACTGATTGACGCAGATAAACTAATTGAGGATATTCACAAAAGAAATTATATCGATAAGGCTTTATCTGAAATATTTGAAACTATCATTAATGAACAACCAACGGCTTTTAGTATGGCAGCTAAACCTATTGATAATTTTGTGAATCCTTTTGAAGTAAAGGCAGGTGATAATTCTTGAATTATCAGAACATAGCAAGAGCCAAGGCAATAGAGAAAAGTAATAAGCAAAGGCTACTAAAGATAAATCCAAAACTTGATGATAAGAGTGGTATTTATTTTTTGACCAGAGTTGACGAGAACAATATTCCTTATTTTTACATCGGGCAAGCACTACACCTATCGCAGAGGATGTGTGGACACCTTGTAGGGTATCAGCACATAGATTTATCAATCAAGAAAAGAGGATTTTATAGCAAAGATAATCCTTATGGTTGGAAACTAAACTTTATTCATTACCCAGAAAACGAGCTTGATAAATGGGAACAGTACTGGATTTTGGAGTACACCAAGAAAGGTTATCAGTGCAGATACAACAAAACAGCAGGTGGTCAAGGAGAGGGTAAAGAAAAGATAAATGAGTTTAAGCCATCTAAAGGCTACAGAGACGGTCTAAAACAAGGCGAAAAGAACTTGGCGAGGGAATTATCCTCTATCGCAGAAAAGCACCTTATAATCCGATTGAAGCCCGAAAAAGAGCATAACAAGGTATCACAGAAACAGTATGAGAAGTTTATGGATTTATTGAAAGTGGGTGGAGTAGATGGCTAAAGCAGTATTGGTTATGGATATGCCGGAATCGTGTTTTGGCTGTAATTTATGTCATATTGACTATGAGGAAGACAGAGCAACATGTCAGGCATATGAGACAGCAAAAGAAGTTAATTCTGACACATTTGAAAAGCCAGAGTGGTGTCCGCTTCGGGAACTGCCGGAGAAGAAAGAAGAGTTTGAACTACGGGAGTGCAAAGGTTCTGTGAAAGGGACATGGAAAGTCCCATTGATTGAGAATAAGGGCTTTAATGTCTGCTTGGATGAAATTTTAAAAGAAAAGAAAGCGAGTGGTTCAGAATGAAGATTTTAAGCAAAAAGAAATACAATAAACTCATTGAAGATTTTGAGGAATTGCAGAAAAAGGTCGAGGAACTCAAAAGGATAAACGAGAGTATCGGGAAGAAGCTGGAAGATAAAAAGACAAGTTGCAAAATGAATAACGGAAAAGACTTCTGTTTTAATTGTGCAAACTCTTACAGATACAAGACATATTGGGGAACAACAGAAATTGAGCGGTGTGGTTGCCTACTTGATGTGTCTTGTGAAGATTTTAAGAGAAAAGAAGATAACTAACTAAAAATCAAAGAAAGGAATAGGTTGTGCGCACATAAAACCGAGGTTTCCTTTTGGTAGATTTTATGAATTTTGACAATTACTCTTGCGATAATCAAATGTCTTTATTTGACTTCACAAGAGAACCAATTAGCATAACAAAGCCTATCCGATTGATAGAATTATTTGCCGGCTACGGAAGTCAGGCAATGGCACTAAAGAGAATAGGTGCTAAATTTGAACATTACAGAGTTGTGGAGTTTGATAAGTACGCTATTGCAAGCTATAATGCAGTGCATGACACAGATTTTCCTACAATGGACATAACAAAGGTTCATGCAGAAGATTTGAATATCTGCGACACAAATGCATTCACTTACTTACTTACTTACTCATTTCCTTGTACGGATTTATCAGTTGCTGGAAAACAAGCCGGAATGTCTAAGGGCAGCGGTACAAGAAGCGGTCTGTTGTGGGAAGTTGAGAGAATACTAACAGAAATCAGAGATAGTAACGGAGAATTACCACAGATTTTGTTCATGGAAAATGTGCCACAAGTACACGGCAAGAAAAATATCAATGATTTTGAGAAGTGGTTGGGGTTCCTGGAGAGTTTAGGGTACACAAATTATTGGCAAGATTTGAATGCTAAAAATTATGGAGTGGCACAGAACAGAAACAGGTGCTTTATGTTTTCGTTCCTTGGCAATTACTCATATGATTTTCCGCAGCCTATACCACTCAAAAAGAAGTTAAAAGACTATCTTGAGGATAATGTAGATGAAAAGTATTACATCAACAATGAAAAGGCTGACAAGCTGATAAAACAGCTTATTGACAATGGTACATTACCACAACGCAATCTTGACAGACAGACTTGCGTTGACGGAACAATCAATAAGCCACAACAAAGAGAAGTTGCAAACTGTATCAAGGCAAGATATGACTGCGGAATATCAAACTTGCGGTCAGACGGAAACCTTGTTGCTAAGCAATCAGGCAACTCAGATTGAAAAGCAGATTGATATTGCAACAACTCTCATGGCAAGGGATTATAAAGGTTTTGGAAATCAATCTATGAATGGAGTGATTGAATGGAAGTATTAGGAAGCATATATACAGAAGTTTCAGACAGATTTCAAAAAGGCATTATTGAGGGGGGGATTTCCCGATGTGTAAAAGCTGAAAAACACGATTTAGGAGTAGTATTTATGGAACAAATAAACTTAGACGGCAGTCAAAGAGGGCTTGAAAATGGAAAATGGAGAACTTACACGGACATAATGCCATCAATTACAGCAAGAGAATATAAGGAACCGAGAAGTGTTATGGAAGTGATGCAGATAGGCAACATATCCGAGGAAAAGAATTTCAGAAATCCTCAAACTGGCAGAATTTATGATGTGAGGGGGTGTAGTCCAACATTGAGTACAATGCAAGGTGGTAATCAAGAGCCGAAAATTCTTGAAAGTCAGATAGTTGCTATGCGTGGCAGAAATCCTGATAATCCGTCAGATAGAGCGTTGGGAAGTTTGACAGAGCAGAGATTAGAAGTAAATATGCAAGGTACAAGTAATTGCTTGACGAGTGTGCAAAAAGATAATCTTGTTATAGAAAGCCAAGTATTAACACCCAAACGGACAGAATATGGCAAACAGATACGGAAAGCGTATGAAAGCGGTCAGATACAGGAAAGTAGACACAATATGACGGAATTAGAGCCTAGAAAAGATGATATATCTAATACGCTGACAACAGTGCAAAAAGATAATTTATTGCTTGAAAACGTAAAAATCAGACAGGCTACAAAGGACGGCTCTATTGAATGTGAAATAGGTGGTTGTTTTGACGCGAGCTATCCTAACAGCAAAACGAGAAGAGGTAGGGTACAAGACAAAGGTAATACTTGCCCTACATTAACCGCACAAAATCAAGAGGTTGTTAGAATTGAAAAAGTCGGTCAAATATCAAGCAATGGATCCCAATGCGGTACAGTTGTTTCTGATAACGGCATATCTGCTAGTCTTGTAGCTGGCACACACGGATATGCAAATAGCCATATCGCTACACAATATCGTATCAGAAAGCTAACGCCAAGAGAGTGCGGACGGCTGATGGGCGTATCTGATGAAGATATTGACAAAATGGCAGCAGTCAATAGCAATACGCAGTTATATAAGCAATTCGGCAACTCGATTGTGGTAGATGTTATGTGTGCTATGTTTAAGAATTTAAACATCAATCAAGGAGATACAGTATGAAAGACGAAACAAAGCAGGAGATACAGATTCTACTTAACCTACTCAAAGGCAGTCTTACAAGAAATGGTGTAAGTATGGCAACGGACAGAGAGGGTAATTTGATGTTCTTTGATACGTCTGCCTATGTTAGAAGTAAAGGTAAGGAATTTGACGGATTCAGAGTTAATATCAACGATTTAGTGAAGTAACAATGCGGCAGAACTTGAAGAGGTAGACTATGAATAAAGGTTGGATAAAATTGCATAGGCAACTACTGGATTGTTGGATATGGCGAGTAAATGAACCATTTGACAAGCGTTCAGCTTGGGTTGATTTATTGCTTACCGCTAACCATTCAGATACAAAACTATTATTCAATGGAGAAATAATCACAATAACAAGGGGACAGATTTTAACATCTGTCCGACAGTTATCAGCAAAATGGAATTGGAGTGTAAATAGAACATATCGTTTTCTAAAAATGCTAGAAAACGAAAATATGGTGCAAAAAGAAAGCAACGATAATAGAACACTTCTAACCATAGTAAATTACAGCGTTTTCCAGTTTTCAGAAAACAGTAACGGAAACACTAACGAACACACCAACGGAAACAGTAACGGAAACACCGACAGAACACTAACGAACACACCAACGGAAACAGTAACGGAACACATACAAGAATGTAAAGAATGTAATAATGATAAAGAATTAAAGAATGATAAGAATATAAAAGAAAAAGATATTACTAACGTAATATCCAAAAAGAAAAGTTATTATCCCAATGATGAATTACTTGATGAAGCATTTAACGAGTATGTGACAATGCGTAAGAGAATTAAAAAACCTATATGCACTGACAAGGCATTGCATAGGGCTATGAATACTCTTGAAAAGTTGTCTGGTGGAGATAATGACTTAGCGGTTAAAATTCTTAATCAGTCAGTAGACTATTGTTGGCAAGGACTGTTTGAGCTGAAAGAAGATAATTCTAATAAACAGCAAGGCAAGAAAAATGTATTTGATGAATGGATGGAGGCAATGAAATGACAAGGGAACAGGTCGGAAAACTTCTAATGACGATACAAGCTTATTATCCTAACTACAATCCGCCAGATAAAGAGATTACTCTTAATGCTTGGTATATAATGCTTGCTGAATATCCAGAAGAATTAGTTTTACAGGCATTAAGAGCTTGTATTGCAACTAATACTAGTGGTTTTGCACCAGATGTAGGGCAGATAATGAGTAAGATACAGACTATATCACAGCCGCAGGAACTTGACGGAATGGCAGCTTGGGGATTGGTTAGTAAGGCGTTGCGGAATGGCACATATGGGGCGGTTGAAGAATTTAACAAACTACCGCCACTTGTAAAACAGGCGGTTGGTATGCCAGACAACCTTAAAAACTGGGCGACATCAGATTATCAGACGATAGAGACAGTAATACAATCAAATTTTCTAAGAACTTACGAAACAGTTGTTAAGCGTGCGAATGAAATAAAACGTATGCCAGACAGTATCAAATCACTTATCGAAAAGACGAATGCAAATTCGTATAAGGCTCAAATCGAGCAAAAATTCCAAAGAGATATAAATGCATTACAAATTAAAGAAAATACCCTTATTGGTCAAAATACAAGCACAGAAGAGTATATTGAAGCACCTCAAGATATTCAAGAAAGAATAAACGCCATGAGGTAAAATTATGAAGCCAAAAAATTGTATTTATCCCGATTGCTTTAACTGTACTTTAGATGATTGCGAGTATGATGTGCCAGAAAAAGAAGATTTTAGCAGAGATGCTAAAATTGACACGGAAAATTCTATAGAGAATAAGACAGATAAACAGCGCAGGCAGTATATAAACCAAAAACGCTATCGTAATTCTGAAAAAGGCAAAGCTAAGTTGTGTGAATATGTTGAGAGTGGCAAGGTTGCGGAATGGAATCAAAGATATAATTCTAAAGAAAGTGCCAAGGTTTTAGCGAGGAAAAGGTCGGCGAAACGCAACAAACGCATGACAGAAAAAATTGGAATACCTTATAGCACTTTTAAAGCATATCGGAAAAATTATGGGATAACTGAAAAAGATGTCGAGAAAGACATGGTTATCCGCAAAATGGATAATTGCGGACGAGTTTCAATACCGCATAAGTTTATGCGACAAGGTATCATAAGCGCAGGGGATGTATATAAAATATATCCGCAGGATAATAAACTAATAATTGAAAAGCTAGAGGTTAAGAACAATGAGCAAGTCGGAACAACGAAGATTTCAAGAACAAATGATGAGAGTTCAATTAAACAGGCAGAAGAATAAAGAAAATAAAGAAATGTTTGGTAATGCCTTAACGATTCTGTTATGGGTTTTGCACGATAAATTCGGATTTGGAAATAAGCGACTAGAACGGCTTATTGATGAGATTGATAAATTCAATGAAGATTTCAACGCAGGGCTCATAGATCCGAAAGAACTTATTGAACAGTTAGAAGAAGAGACAAAAATAAAAATTAAATATTAAGGAGTATGGCTTATGAAGTTGTCAGAACTTACTAAGCCGGAGCTTGAAAAGATATTGGAAAATGCCAATTTTACCGAGGAAGAAGAGAGAATATTCAAACTTCTTTCTCGGAATTTTACACAAAAAGAGATAGTCGCACGATTATGCGTATCGCAAAGAACTCTTGAAAGGAGAATAAGGAACATTAAAAATAAAATTGAAAGGGTGTGCTGTGATTGGAATTAACAGACAAAGAGTTGTTGAATTATGTACTGGAGAATGGTATTATCTCTCGTGACGATGTTCAAAAACAAATTGAAATGAACGAAAGGAAAAAATTTTTAAAAGCACACAATAATGAAATCTGGCAAGGAAAGGATAAGAAGTGGTATACATACTTGCCAGACGAAAGCACATCAAGCGGCAGAAAGCTGCTAAAGCGTTCAACGCAAGAGTCTCTTGAAGATGGAATTGTGGAACACTACAAGAAACTCGCTAATGAACCTTTAGTTAAGACTGTATTCAAGGAATGGGTAGACCAAAAACTTGAATATCACGAAATCAAGAAGCAATCATATGATAAGTATAATGATAACTTCGCCAGATTTTTCACTAATGAAGCATATCACATGGCAGATAAGAAAATCAAGTACATTACAGAAGATGACTTAGAATGCTTTATTAAGACTGTTATTGCCGAATGTAAACTTACGCAAAAAGCATATTCTGATATGCGAATCCTTATTAATGGCATTTTTAAATATGCCAAGAAAAAGGGGTATACCAATCTAAGTATCACACAATTTATGGGAGACTTGGATTTATCACGCAGAGCTTTTACTAAAAATGTGAAAAAGAAAGAGGAACAAGTGTATTTCGAGGATGAAATTCCAAGAATCACAGAATATCTATGGCAACGATATGATATAAGGAGCTTGGGATTATTGCTTATGTTTGAGTGCGGAATGAGAGCTGGCGAGTTATCATCACTTAAGTTTTCTGATATTCACAACACTGTACTGAAAGATGGAACTATTAAACATTATATTTCTATACAAAGAACAGAAATTAAGGTCAGAGATGAAAATGGAAAATGGGCTAAGATAGTAAGCGACTATCCTAAATCTGACGCAGGATTAAGAGATATAATTATTCCAGATAAAGCTGTAAATACTGTTAAGGCAATTCGCAGATTAAATCCTTTTGGAACTTATATGTTTGAAGAAAAGGGAGAGCGCATAAAGGAACAAGCATTTAACAGAAAGTTGCATAAGATATGTAAGGCACTGGACATTAATTATCGTTCCACACATAAAGTCCGCCGGGCATACAGTGTTGCGTTGTATGATAATTGCGTGAGTGACACTGTTATAACAGAAATGATGGGGCATACAAGCATTGAGACAACAAGAAAATATTACATTTACAGTAATAAGACTGATAGGACTAAGATTGAGCAAGTTAATAATGCTATCAATTATTAGGATTTTGATTACAAAGTAATCAAAGTAATCAAGGTACAAAGCCAGAAACCCAGTAATAGAGCGGAATAAGGAAGTAGTCAATGCAGTTCGATTCTCTCATCCCCTGCTATTT